GCACGGAGATGCCGGGCGCGACTTCCTCCCAGTCCTCACTGCCGGACTCCCGGAAGGTGATGTGGATTTCCGGGATGATGTGGGACTCAGTGATCTTCGGGTGTGGCACGTACTCGGCTTCGAGCCGCGCGGCTTCCTCGGCCCACCGGAACCGAGACTCCCGCAACTCCGCGCGCTCTATGTCGGCTGGCGGCCGGGCGTCGGAGATGAACTCGCGCGGAATGTCGAACCCAGCGGCGTCCAGCGCGGTGTAGACGGACCGCCACACGCGGGCGTTGGACGCGGCGTCGGCTGGGAGCGCGCGGATGACGGCGTAGACGGCTGCCCACACGTCGTCCGGGACGGACGGCTTGGACGGCGTGCTCACTGTCCCCGCTCCTCGGCCACACGAGCAGCGGCGGTCTGCTGCGGTGTCCACGGCAGCGGTAGACCGTCACCGGCCACGCGGGGCACGACGTGGACGTGGAGGTGGAACACGGTCTGTGTCGCGGCCGATCCCTTGCTGGTGATGATGTTCGCGTCCGGATGCTCGGCCATCAGGTCAGCAGCGGCGGCCATGGTCGCGGCGGTCACGTTCCGGTCGACACCAGCGTTGGCGACGTGGGTGCGGGGCAGGACGAGGACGTGGCCGTCGTTGACGCCGCCGCGGGGCCGGATCGCGATCGCGTCGGGCCATTCGCGGACGATGGTGGCGGGTGCGGTGCCGGCGACGATGGCGCAGAACACGCAGTCGGTGGCGTTCATCGCGCACCACCGGTGCGCCTGCCGCCCATGACGACCACCGCGCACACCACGGCCACAACCACGGCGGCGATCGTGTAGTCGACCAGTCCGGGTGTGGCCACGGTGACGACCGGGGCCGGGAGGTGGGGGTGAAGGTGGGTCAGGGTGGCGAGCAGGCCCAGGAGGGTGGCCAGGGCGAGGGCTGTGACGGCGTGGATGATGGCGACACGGCGCCGGTCGTAGGCCGGCTGATCGGCGGGCGGCATGGCGGTCGACTTTCTCTCCTAAGTGGACGCCCAACGTGATCAACAAGTGGCCGCTAACTCGCCTGATAACTCGGCCCACATCGCTCTGACCTGGGCAGCATTAACGCAGGAACGCACATCGCGCTAACCGACGGCACTCCGAAGATGCCCGGCGAACCCATGCGCGTCCAACCCAGCCGAGCACGCCGTGCTAGCAGCGGAAACACTCACTGATGTAGTTGGCTGGTCGCTAGCTTATCGCTAACTCGCCCGATAAGCTAGCCATCATGTCTCAGCCGCTCGATGAGCTGCGCGGCAGCTTCCACCGACACCTGCGGGCCGAAGGCCGCGCGGATCGCACCATCAAGATCTACGACCAGGCGGTCCGGTTCTTCGCCGACTGGCTCGTTGCGCAGGGCCGCGCACCGGTCAAGGACGAGTTGACCCGCGACGCGATCGTCGAGTGGCTGGCTAGCCTGGCTGAACGCGGCCAGGAGCCGGGCACCCGGCAGATGCGCCACCGCGGCCTGTACCGGTTCTGCGGCTGGCTGGTCGACGAAGAGGAGCTACCCAAGCACCCGATGGCCGGCCTGCGCCAGCCCGAGCCCCGGGAGCGGCCGGTGGACGTGGTCACCGACGCCGAACTGGCGGCGCTGCTCAAGGCGTGCACCGGGAAGCGGTTCTACGACCGGCGCGACGAGGTGGTGATCCGGCTGCTCAACGACACCGGCTGCCGGGTATCCGAGATCTGCGGCCTGGATCTGGAGGTTGTGGATCTGGAACAGATGCTCGCGCCGGTGACGGGGAAGGGAGGCAAGGTCCGGATCGTGTATTGGGGTGCGCGGACGGCGCGGGCGTTGGACCGGTACCTGCGGATGCGGGCGAAGCACCGGCACGCGACGCACCCGCGGCTGCTGCTGGGCGAGCGCGGACCGCTGACGCCGGACGGGGTGCGGGAGTTGGTGCGGGTGCGCGCGGAGGCGGCCGGGATCGGGCACAAGCATCCACATCAGCTGCGGCACACGTGGGCGGCGGATCTGAAGGCGCAGGGGATGAGCGAGGATTACCTGGAGCGGCTGGGTGGGTGGGCGAAGGGCTCGGTGATGACGCGGCGGTATGGAGAGGCTGCGGCGGATCGGAACGCGGCGTTGATGGTGCGTCGGTTGAATCGTGGCGATCGGGTCTGAGGTCGCGCGCCCCCGCCGGTGGGGAGTGTCTGGGGGAACCTCGCCGGCGGGTGCCTTACGCGGACTGCGGTCTCAATTAGGACCGAATGTTGCGGACAATCGTCTCGGCGTCAATATCCTTTCTTGATCCTCTGTTTACGCTGCTTTTGCAGCCTGCACCCCATGTGATCCATGCGGCGAACATGGCGCCCGTAACGCCGCTGATGATCACATCGCTGCTGAGCGAACCTGATTCGACCACAACGGTCATCAGCACAGCAAAAGCAATCGTGAGTCCAATCGCGACGCCCAGCAACAAGGGATGACGCAGGTACATCGGTGTACCTCCCGGGGACACTTTGCAGTGGACAAGGAACCTTTCCGGAAGGCATTTCGATTGGCGTAACCCAGATGCTACTGCCGCCCTGAAAAGTCACCCAGATGGAGGAGTTCAGTTACAGAGCGCTCACCCGGCAGAGCGTTGTTCTCGCTCGATCGCGTCATTGATCGCATCGACATCGCGGCGTAGCCGTTCCAGGGCCTTGTCGCGGCCGACCTTGTCATGTCCATATTTTGGCAAGTATTCGTGCCGGTACTTGTCAAGTGCAATCTGCTGAAGATCGGTGAATGGTGCTGGCGGTTCGGAACGCCACGACTCCACAAGTTGATCTATATGTCCGCGGGGCCATTGCAGGGCGTTCTCCAGCCCGGTCTTGGCCAACTCGGTCAGGCTGATGTGTCCTCTGCGGATCTTGTGAAGGTTGCCCGGGGTCATCTCCGCTCGCTCGGCAACTTGGTTCCAGCGGAGACGTAGCTCAAGCCGGCGCTCGTTCATAGCGCTGTCGAGCCGGGTAGCGATCTCGTCACTGTCGGTATCCATGTCACCTCCCTCCGTGGCATTACATCTCATTACAACACATGAGACCTCACCCGCGTGAGGGATGGAACCCGGTTGGCCGCGATTCACACTTGCCATGACATCTCATGAGATGTAATTTCATCTCATGAGAGCAGCGCAGACCTTCAGCCCCGCAGCGTTGCGACTGGCCCGCCTGCGGAAGGGGCTGACTCAACTGGAAGTCGCCGAACGGTGTGCTCGTCACGGAGTTCCGGCATCGCAATCCCTGATGAGCCACTGGGAGACCGGTCGCACAGCACCGTCGCCCGGCTACCTGCCAGCCCTCGCCAAGTCGCTCGGCTGCAAGGTCGACGACTTCTTCGCCGAGCCTGCTTCGCACGGTGACGCTGAGGATCAGCCGACCAGCGGCAAGGCGGTGGCGTGAGATGTCCCCCGAACAGCGGTCCCTGCGCGCCTCAGCAGCCGCGCACGCCAGTTGGGCACGTACGGCGAACCGCTCCGCCCGCGTACTGCCTGCGAATCGAGGCCTCGAAGCCCGGATCGCGAAGGAGTACGGCATCCCAGCCGACCTCCCGGCCGCCGAGTACGCGGTGCGGATCGAGTCGGCCCGCCGTGCCTACTTCCGCAGCCTCGCAGCGAAGTCAGCGAAGACCCGCGCCCGCCGCAAGCAGCAGGGGAGTGACGCGGCATGACGAGCCCCGACGACATCCGCCGCTCGTACGACGACCTGCTGGACGAGATGGACCGCATCGTCGGCGACCAGCAGAAACAGCCAGAGAAGTAGGCCGGCCCGGCCGCTGAGAACGACCGGGCCGCCGAAGGGGCTGGCAGCCACCACGCCGCCGGCCACGCCCAGATTACCGAACCGAAGGAGCTGACCCACCACATGACCACCACCGAACCCCAGATCCGCTCCGTCAACGCTGGCCTCGCCGACAGCCTCGAAGCGCTGGCCGACCACCTGCGGGACTTCCCGAACTTCCCGAACGTCATGACGGTCCGCCTGTCTACGAACGACACGCTCTCCGTGCTGCTGGAGGGCGACCGTGGCGACGGCGACCGCTCGTACCTGCTCGACGCCGCCGCGACCTTGGTGGACACGTCCTGGTCGGCGGAACTGAACGAGACGAACGGCATCTGGCATGTCGCCGTCGAGGGCTACATGGGCGACGTGCCGCTGCGGGTCAAGGGTCAACTGGACCGGGACGCCGCGACGTCGGCCGCCGAACTGTGCAACTGGTTCGCCGCGCAGAACGACGAGGCGGTGGACGCGTGATGACTACCGCAACCCCCGAGCCCCGCGTCTACCACCAGGGCGACCCCGAACCTCCGGTCGGCACCACCGTGCTGCGCGCCGACGGCATCCCCGTCACCCGGTGGCAGCTGGGCTGGATGCCCGGCCCCTACAACTGGGTCGGGATCACCTCACTCGGCGACGCCACCGAAGTGAAGCCGCCGCGCCAACCGGCCGGCGTCACCATCGAGCTGGTCGAGGGCGCCGCGAAGCGCGACCGCGTACACCTCGGCGCCAAGGCGGGTGAGTGACGTGGCCCTGCACGCCACGGCGATCTTCCGGCTGCACGCCCGGAAACCTGAGACCACCTCACATCAGCGGCACTGGTGGAAGCTGCACCGCCGCTCCGTGCGGTCCATCCTCGCGCGGATCCGCCGCGAAGGCGGAGCGGTCCGGCCGCCGTACGGCGTGGATCCGCAGTGGGTGCAGACCTTGCGCGAGCTCAACGCGGAAGTGGCCGCCGCCGGGTGGGACCGGGCGATGCTCGTGGCCACCAACGAGATCCCCGCCGTCGAGGAGGACGTCCGGGAGACGGGTTTCACCGCCCGGCGCGGGGATCTGCCGCTGCCGGTCGAGGAGTTCGACTGGACACTAGCCGAACTGCGGGCCGCGCCCTACCTGCCAGCCGACTACGCGACCACGGTCGCCCTGGAAGCCGGCGCACGACGGGCAGGCGGTGTCGCATGAGCAAGATCGAGGTCACTCTCCAGTTCACGCGGCACGTGACGTTCCACATCGACGACACCGACGACCCGGCATACGCGGTGACTCGCGCCGAGGGCGCCCTCATGTACGACGGCCGCACGCCGGACGACGAGGACATGCCCGACCTCGAACTGGAACAGATCAAGATCGGTGACCGGGAAGTCCACATCGACTCGCAGATTGACTGGAGCGGCCCGAAAGACGCCCGGGGCCTACATGGTTGGAAGTACTACGCGTACGAGGGATACAGGCGCCAGAAGATCGCAGAGGGACGTGACCGCGCCGATGTGATCCGCCGGGCATTCGCCGTCGAGGCGGGTGATCCGTCGTGATCCGTGACCTGGTTCTCGTCGCCCGGATCATCGTCCTGGGCACCCGAGACACCGTGGCCGACCTGGTTGGGCGGGCCGCGCTGTTCGGGATCGCCGTCAGCGCGTTCGTGGCTGCGGTGGCTGCTGCTCGTCTCGGTGGGTGGGTGGTCGGCGTGTACCGGCCAGCAGGGAGGGCCGCCTGATGGGCAAGGTCACCCGCCGCGATATCGAGAAGGCCGACAAAGAGGCCAACGAGGAACCCGACCGGTACTGCCCGACCTGCCGCTGCTGGTACCCGGCCTCGTCCACCGCACACGAGGGGCACTGACATGGACAGTCGAGTCGTGCCGCTCTACGGCACCCCGTGCCCCGACTGTGGCCTGCCGGCCCGCCAGGTAGTGATCTTCGCCGACAACCTCAAGGTCGTCCACCACGCCCGACCCGACCACCTGCCGGCCGGTGTGCTCCCGCCGACGCCCTGCCGCATCGGGCCGATCACGCAGGCGGTGACCCAGTGAGCCACCTCTACGCCGCTGCCTCGCTCGTCCTGCTCGTCGCCGCGCTCTACGCGTTCCGCGTGGCATGGCGCAACTACCGCCAAGACCGGGGGACATCATGACCACCCGCAAGGGAATCCACTTCAACGAGAAAACCCACCGCTACTCGATCGACGGTAAGTACGCCGTCTCGGTCACCACCGCCCTGAACGGCATCCCGAAAGGCGCTCTCGTGCCGTGGGCAGCCGGCAGTGTCGCGGAGTACGTCGTGGATCACCTGGAGGACGTGCGCCGCCTCGTCGGATCTGGCGGCCGTGGCCCGGCCATCCAGTTCCTCAAGGGAATCCCCGACCAGAAACGGGACTCCGCCGCCATCCGGGGCACTACGGTGCACGACTATGCGGAGCTGATCCTGCCCGGCGGTGAGGTCGAGGTCCCCGAAGACCTCGTCCCGTATGTGCAGGGCTACCTGCACTACATCGAGGACTGGAACCCGCGCAGCGTCTACAACGAGATCATCGTCGGGTCGCGCACCCACAACTACGCCGGCCGGCTGGACTCCGTCCAGGACGTGCCCGGTCTCGGTCTCGTGATCGTCGACTACAAGGCCGGTAACCGCGTCTACGGCGAAGCCGCCTTGCAGGTGTCCGCCTACCGCCACGCCGAGACGTTCATGGACGGCGACGTCGAGAAGCCGATGCCCGAGGTGTTCGGCACGTACGTGCTGCACATCCAGCCGAACGAGTACGAGCTGATTCCGCTGGACACTGGGCCGGAGGTGTTCGCGAAGTTCCTTGCGGCCAAGGCGAACTATCTGGAGAACGTGCAGTCCAACAAGCTCGCGAAACTCCTCGGTGAGCCGCTGACGCCTCCCGGACGGGAGGTGGACTGGTGACTACCGTCCACGAGGCGCTGTTGAAGGTCCGCCAGCAGGTCGGCGCGATCGGCAAGGGCAGCCGCAACCAGCACTTCAACTTCTCCTTCCGGGGCATCGAGGAAGTCCTCAACGCCGTCGGGCCGGCGCTCCTGGAAGCGGGCGTGCACTGCTATCCGGAACTGCGGTCGCTGGATTCCCGTGATGTCACCACTGGAGGCGGCAAGAAGGCCCGCGAGGTCACGGTCACCGTGGCCTACCACTACGTCGGTCCCGAGGGTGACGAGTTCGTGGCCGTGGTGCCGGGCGAGTCCGCCGACGCCGGCTCGTCCGCCGTGTCGAAAGCGATGTCCGTCGCGCTGCGCATCGCGCATCTTCAGGCGTTGCAGATCCCCACGGCGATGACCGATCCCGAGGCTGGCTCGCTGGAACGGGCCGACGATCCGCTGCGGAAGGTGAAAGCGGACATCTGGGAGGAGGCCGAGAAGAAGGGCTGGATCATCGGCGATGGTGAGTACACGCCGCTGGCCGACGACTTCGCCGAATGGTCCCAGGGCGAGAACATCCGCGACGCAGACGTGGACACCTTGCAGAAGTACCTGGTGCACCTTCGGCCCAACCGGAAGATGAGCCGCCAGCGTCCGGCAGGTGCGTCGTGAGGAAGTCGCCGCTACGCCGGTACACGCCCCTCAAGGCCAAGCGCGGCTTGGCCACCAGGACCGGGTTGGAGCGGGGCGCGCGCCTGTCCCGCTCCTCCCGCCTCACTTACCGGCCCAAGAAGATGTCCGATGCCGAGCTGGAAGCCCGGATGCTCGTCACCATCCGCTCCCGCGGCCGCTGTGAGCTGGACCTGCCGACCGTGTGTACCAAGCGGGCTACGGACTGGTCGCACCGGATCGCGCGTGGCCGGGGCGGGAAGTGGACGGCGTCTGATGGACTCGCGGCCTGCCGTCCGTGCCACGAGACGATCACCAACACCCGTGGCCAGCGTGCCCGGTTCGAGCGGTGGGGGTTCATCGTCCGCACTGGTGCGAACACTGAGGAAGTCCCCGTGCTGCTCGGGTGCTGCCGCTGGGTCCTGCTGGACAACCAAGGAGGACTGACCGATGTGGAGGTGCCGACGTGAACCGGGTCCTGCTGTGGATCTACCGGCACTTCCTGTGGCGGATCGTGTGGGAGCTACGCGGTGAGGGGAAGCGGCTGCCGCTGCGGCTGCACCCGGTCGAGGTGCTGCACATCGAGCGCTACGCCAACGGCGAGGAGGTCGAGCGGTGACCCGGCTCGCCTTGGCCACGGCGACCATCCTCGCCACCAACCACACGACCGCCGCCGTCCTGGGTGCCGGGATCGCGCTCATGGTCACCGGACTGGGCCGCATGGTCCTGGCCATCGCGAAGTGCCCGGATGGTTGCTACTGCGTGAAGGACCGGTGGGTCTGGAGATGCACCGTCTGCGGACATCTGTGCTGAGGAGCTGACCATGGCCTACCTGCGCGGTGATGAGTTGATTGAGGCGCTACTGCCGACCGCGGCGGATCTCGTCGTCGCTGTGCACGACCGGGACGCTCCGGCCGTGGAAGCAGCGTTCGCGGTCGCCGAGCGGCTGGCCGGCGATGCGCTCGCTGCCGCACGTCATCTCGCCGTGGTCCTGGGCGGCATGGCATCGCTCGACTTGTCCATCGCCGACCAGCTCGGCTGGACCTGCACGAAGGGAGCCCCAGCGGCGTGACAGAGCGGCGACAGTTCAACGGCCGCGAGCGGACAGCGTTGTTCCTCGCGGCTGATGGGCGCTGCTCGAACTGCGGTGTCGAACTGGAGCCGGGCTGGCACGCCGACCACGTGCATCCGTGGTCGCGTGGCGGCCCAACCGATGTGACCAACGGACAGGCACTCTGCCCTACCTGCAATCTGACCAAGGGGAGCAACCTAGTGACGCACGCTGATCAGTTCAATCCGCGGCCGTTCCAGAAGGCCGTCATCGAGAGCGTGCTGGACGGTATGGCTTCGGGCCGTGACCGCACTGTCGTGCTGGCAAGCCCAGGATCGGGCAAGACGTTGGCATACCAGGCTGCTGCTACCTTCGCGCACCGCGAGGGAATGATCGATCTGGTGGCCGTGTTCGTGCCCCGGCTGATCCTGGCTCGGCAGTGCGAGACCGGCTGGATGCACACCAGTGACGGCGAGACTCGCGGGAACCACGCACTGTTTTCGCCCGATGGGCGACTCGGGTCGATCCGACACGTCAAGAACGACCCGCCGCTCACCCCTCCCGGACGTACCGGTATCGGATTCGTCACCACCTATGCGGCGCTAGTCACCAACTCTGCGATCTACACCGACTGGGCACGCCGCAACGCCGGACGCTTCCTGCTCGTTGCCGACGAAGCCCAGTTCTGCGGCGCCGACAATGACAAGAACAACGGAACGCGCGCTGGCGCCCTGATCGCCGAGTTGCACACCCACGCCGCACACACGCTGCTCCTGACCGGCACGCCGTATCGATCGGACGGCCAGCCGCTTATCCTCGCCGACTACGACGAGCCCGACGAGGCTGGGCGCCGCGCACTGCTCGCACACGCCGAAGCCAGTTACGCGCACGGCATCAGCGAGTGGTACCTGCGCCGATTCGAGGCCGTCCTGCATGACGCGCGTGTCCGCTACAAGTACCTCGACAGTTCGGTGGACGAGTACAACCTGTCCTCGTCTGGAATCGATCTGCGAGACGTGCTGCGCAAGCCGGATGTATGGCAGCCGATCGCCGAAGGCGTGGTCGAAGCGGTTCGTGACAAGCAGCGCACCAATCCGGCCTATCGTGGCCTGATTTCCTGCATGGAGCAGTCGGAGGCCAAGCACGTCGCTGCCTACCTTCAGGCTCGACACCCAGGGCTGCGCGTGTTGCTCGCGATCTCCGACGACGGGCCGGAAGCCGAGCGTGTCCTGCGCGAGTTCCAGCACCGCGGTGGTGATGTCCTGGTAACCGTCCGGAAGGCGTTCATCGGGTATGACTGTCCGGAGATCACGGTCGTCGGCATTCTGACGAACTATCGCGACAAGGGCCATTTGATGCAGCTCGTCGGTCGCGGCCTGCGAATGTGGAGCGGCGAGGACAAGCGGTCGCAGTCGTGCCAGGTGATCGCACCGGACGACCCGGAGATGCAGGCGTTCATTGATTACATGCGCGGCGAATCCGACGAGGGCCTTCGCGAGCGGGATCGACGCGACGCAGAGTCGGGCGAAGGTGGCAGCAAAAAGCACCACGACGAACTCGGCTACGTCGAGGCTGCGTGGACGACAACGGCGCGGGCGCTGAGCAATGACGGTGAGCTGGACAGCGAGCAGTTGATGCTGATCCGTTCGATGGCGCAGGAAGCCGGCCTGCCGGCCAATTCCGACCTCAGCGCGATCGCGAAACTGTTGGAGCTTGCTGGGCATCGGCTACCGGTCGGCGCGCTTGCTGCCGAACCGACATCTGCGCCACGACCGGTGAACGTTCCGTTGACGGAGCAGGAGCAGATCGAGCAGATCAAGCGCGAGACCACGATGGTGATCCGGGAGACGCTGTCTGCGCGCGGCATTTTGGGTGGCAACCCGGCATACGGGAAGGCGGTCAGCCGTGCGACCGCGGACGTGAACACGCGCGCGGGCCTGACTGCCGAGGAGGTTCGGACGGTTGAGCAGGCGCGAGCACGGTTGGCGGCTGCGCGCGAAATGGCAACACCGTGACGACCGTGCGCCGTGTCGGCATGGCTGAGATGACCGACGAGCAGCGCCGGGTCTCAAGGGCGCGCGACGCTCTACATCGTGATGGTGCCTCTCCGGCAGGTGCGCTGGATCTGCTTGCGAGCATTGTGGAGGACCGTGACTGGGAGAACGTGACGGACGCGAAGGGTAAGCCATTCGCGGGCTTCCGGGCGTTCGTCCGGGACAAGGCGGTCGGCCTGGACTTCGACCCCGACCAGTTGCCGAAGGTGCTGGAGCTGCGGCACCCGCGGGAATCGCTGCCGGACGTGGCCTACCGGATGGCGACGATGCGGCAGGCCGTGCGGGCGCTGCTGCTGGAAGAGATCCCGGTGGCACCCGCAGCCGTTCACGCTGGACCAGGGCGGGGACTCAAAACCGATTGTGCCACAACTGGTTTAAAGCCGGACCGAGCGGAGACGGTGGTTTCCCGTCTGAAGCGCGACGACCCAGGGATGGCCGAGCAGGTCATTCGCGGAGACCTCACACCGAACGCCGCCGCCCTGGCCAAGGGCTGGCGCAAGCCGCGGATCGTCGTATCCAGTCCGGCCGCCGTCGCCGCAGCCTTGCGCAAGTACATGACGGAGCAGCAGCTCGCAGAACTGAGGGAGTTGCTGACGTGACCGCTTTCGCCGCCATCAAGTGGGCCAGGGAAGCGCCCGTGGTCCGGCGTGCCGACGGCAAGCCGGACTCCACGGCGCATCACGTCCTGCTTACCCTGGCGACGTACGCGGACAAGGAAGGCCGCGCTCGGCCGTCCGTGGCGGCGCTGGCGGACGCGACGACGCTCGCGGACGACACCGTGATGGACGCCCTGCGGCGGCTGGAAGACGCCGCGCTGATCAAGTCTGAGGGCGCTTACGGCGGCACCGGGCCGGATGTGTGGGTGCTGGCGATGGACACCGTGCGCTCCGATGGGGACGGCGATCCGCTCGGTCGGCGTGCTCGACAGCGCGCTGCGACGGCTGCGCGGGTGGCTCGGCATCGCGCCCGCCTCAAGGCTGTAACGGTGTCGGAGGGCGTTACAGAGGATCTTGGTAACGGTGCGGGAGACCGTGACGTAACGGTGCGCGACACCGTTACACCGGACCCTGTAACGGTGTCGGAGGGCGTTAGTAACGGTGTCGGAGGGCGTTACGTAACGGTGCCGGACACCGTTAGTAACGGTGCCGACTGCGTTACATCCGCAGGCCCAGGGCTTAGAACTGCCATTGAACTACCAGTAGAACTGCCAATGAACTGCCACCCGTTTCCGGCGGAAACGGCGAGAGCACGCAACACCTACCCCGCCGACTTCGAAGCGTTCTGGACCGCCTACGGCCGCAAGGGCGCCAAACGCACCGCCGCCGCCGAATGGGCTCGGGCCACCAAGCGAGCCCCAGTCCCGGTGATCATGGCCGCTGTCGCGCCGTACGTGGCCAGCACGCCGAACCCGAAGTTCCGCAAGGACGCCGAACGCTGGCTCAAGGGCGACTGCTGGGAGTCCGCGATCGTCCCGCTCCAACCCGCCGCCGGGGACTACCGGCCCTACCGCAACCCCACCGACCAGTCGGTCTACGACGAGGACTTCTGACCATGAAAGATCCGACCCTGTTCACACTCCCGGACGCGTTCCCGGACCGGGAATTCGACCGGCACTTCATCGCCGAGGCCATCGAACGCGGCGCGGCGCGGTGCGCGAAGGAGATCCCGCCGCGGTTCGCCGACGCGACGGCTACCGACCCGGATGTGGCTCGGTGGGTGCGGGCGCTGGCCGAGGCTGCCGTGGAGCGGATGCGCGGCTACGTGGCTGGCGTGTCGACCGGCCCGTCGCTGCTGCTGCTGGGCCCGACCGGGACCGGGAAGACACACCAGGCGTACGGCGCGATACGCGCGATCGCCGCGTCCGGCTTGCACTGCGTGTGGCTGGCCACGACCGCGGCCGACGTGTACGCGACCCTGCGTCCGCGGCCGAAGGTGGACGCAGAGCTGGAGTTCGACCGGTTCGCCTCCGCGCGCCTGCTGCTGCTGGATGACCTGTCCGCGGCGAAAGCGTCGGAGTGGACCGAAGAGGTCAACTACCGGTTGATCAACCACCGGTACGAGCACGCCCTGCCGACGATCATCACGTCGAACGCGGCACCGAAGGAGCTCGCCGCCGCGGCGGGGGAGCGGGTCGCCTCTCGGCTGGTCGAGATGTGCCAGCGCGTCGTCCTCAAGGGTGAGGACCGCCGCCGGAACCGGGGTGCGGCGTGAACCACGAGGTCGTGTCCGCCCGGTTGGAGCGTCTGCTCCTGCTGGAGCGCGAGGACGCCCTGCTGCGCCGGATCGGCTCGGCTCGCACGGTCGGCCAGGTGTGGGACCTCACTGCCGAGCTGGAGCGGGTCTACCGAGAGTTGGACGCCCGATGACCGCCCCCGCGTGGCCTCGTCTTGGTTGGTGTGGCGCGTGTGGCCGCCCAGCCGAGCACTGGAGCGTGTCATGAGCATCTGGTGCACGATCCTGGACTTCGCCGACGACGACCACGACGTGGACCGCTGCGACCGGTGGATTCCCTGCACATCCGAGCAGGCGCAGGCGGCCGGACGCGCTGCCTACGGCACGGACGCGTGGTGGCTCTACGACGACACCAAGCCGTGCACGTGTGCTGCTGGTCCGTTGGCGTACCAGAAGTCCCACGTGGTCCCGACTGCTGACGGTCCACGGGCCGGCGTGTTCGATCTGGCCAGCATCGCGCCGCACATTGGCCCGGACTGTCGGTACAGCGAGGACCGGGACGTGCACGGGACGCACTTGCCGTTCCTGCGTGTCGGGTTGCAGGGCAGTGAGGAGGAGCCGGGTGTGGTCGTGCTGGACCGTCGGCAGGTTGCGGAGCTGCATCGGGTGACGGGGTGGTTCCTGGAGCACTGCGACCCGGAGCCGGCCGCTGAGGCGGAAGCGAGGAGCGCATGAACGAGGACCAGTGCCGCCCGGTCGAGGTGGACCTGGACGGCGAGCAGACCACGATCCGGGTCCGTGGCGGCGTGGAGTTGACACCGGAAGACGTCCAGGCGCTCGCCGCGCTTGTGACCGTGGCCCGCGCCAAGGTGGCCACCGAGCACCCGCACGCCGGCGTGATCCAGGAGCTGATGTTGGCGTGGATGGCGGTGCGCCGTGCGATGCCGGCGAACGACTCGCGTGTCGGCAGGGACCGGAACGTCGCGGCGGTGAAGCAGCGGATGTCCGACGCGATCGTCGCTGTCCGTGCGGCGTTGGACGAGCGGGCGGCGGAATCGTGAGCCGCCTGATGAGCGTGTCCCTCACGGAGGACGCCGTCCTGGCCCGGACGAAGACGGTGACCCGCCGGAAGGGCTGGCTGTTCCTCAAGGCCGGCGACCGCCTGACGTTGTGCCGGAAGGTCATGGGCCGCAAGCCCGGTGAGCCGCTGGTGCGGATCTGTGACGTCCGGGTGGTCTCCGTGCGCCGGGAGCGGTTGGACGCCATCACGGCCGACGAGGTGGCGTTGGAGGGCTTCCCTGGCATGTCGCCAGCGGAGTTCGTGCGCCGGTTCTTCGTCGAGGCGCAGGGCATCCAGCCTGGCGCCGAGGTGACCAGAATCGAGTGGGAATACCTGGACGGTGCGTCGTGACTGGGCAGGCACGCCGCGAACTCGGCGCCGCAGTGTGGACCGTGGATGTCCCGATGGTCGCGGCTGACAGCCGGGGCCGCGAGTGCCCGTGGACAGCGAACATGCGCATCCACTGGACGAAGCGGCGGACGTGGACGCAGAAGATCCGATCGGATGTGGCGTGGCTGTTGAAGGCCGCGAAGATCCCGCCGCAGGAGCACGTGACGGTCGTGCTCCACTACCGGCCGGGCGACAACCGCCGGCGTGACCCTTCCAACCTGATGCCCACGCAGAAAGCCGCAGTCGATGCCATGACCACGGCGGGAATCGTCAAGGACGACGCGCCGCAGTGGGTGACCGAACTGATGCCCGTGATCCACCGGGGCGCGGGTGAGCGGGCGTTGTGGTTGGAGATTCGCGCGGGCCGGCGTGGCGAGGCAACCGAGGAGCAACCGTGAGGCACGCGGTGGACTGGGCGAAGATCGCGGACGCGCTGGAGATGGCCTGCGAGATCCGGAACGTCAGCCTGCGCGACGTGGCCCTGGAGATCGGGATCTCGCCGAGTGGTCTGACTCGGCTGCGGCAGGGGCAGCACCTGAACGCGGACGGCCTCGCTGCCCTCGTGGCGTGGCTGTATCCGCAGCGCATTCCGCACTGGGTTCGGGTGGTCGAGCCGTGACCGCGCCGATCGTGATCCGCCGCTACTTCGCCGAGGGCACCCGGAAGCACGGCTACCGGTGGACCTGCCGGCTGTGCGGCCAGTCCGGCACCCACCGGTTCGACCGGTTCACCGACTGGGTGCTGGCCGACTACGGGAAGCGTGACGTGCATCCGCAGCAGCGGTGCATCGAGGGCGCCGAACGGCACCTGAAGCGGCGCCACGGCACACCCCCAGCGACGGTGCACGTCCACCTGCACATCGGAGGCGCGACGTGAGACATCGCGCGCTCAACCGTCTCGCCGCTGCCTACGGCTTCGCCCCGGCCGAGCACACCCGGCGTGGACACCTGCGGTTCCGGCACGCGTCCGGCGCCGTGGTGTTCGCGGCGTCCACACCGAGCGACCGGCGGGCGTGGCGCAACACGCTGGCCCTGTTCCGGCGGGTCGCGCGGGGAGGCGCGTCGTGACCGCCCCAGGACGTCTCTGTGCCCCGTCCTCACGCCCGGTGGGGTGTCGGGAGGGACGGGGCACGAGGAGACGCTCAGGAGGCGTACCAGTCGATGTTGACATCGCTGCCGACGACGTTCCCGTCCGGGTCGACCAGTTCGATTCCGGTCCGGTATGCCTTGCGGACAGTGCGGGCGGTCAACCGGGTGTCGCCCTTGATGATCGCGCTGGCCGTGAAGCCGTAGCCGCTGGCGCACCAGTGCGTGTGGCCGTCGCAGGTCGTGGTCTGGATGACGAGGCGGTCTTCGTTGACGAGCATCGTGCGCTGGATCTCGGCGGCCTTGGCGACGGCGGCTTCAAGTTCGGCGGCGAAGTTGGTCACGGTGGTGTCCTCCGTGGTGGTTGTGGTGGGTCAGGCGGCGAACAGTTCGTCCAAGGTGTCGGCGTAGCTGCTCGGGATGTTCCAGAACGGGTCACGCTCGACGGGGGCGGGTGCTCCGGGCAGGGCGTAGACCTGGCTTGGCCAGGTTGGCTGACCTGCGACGATGCGCACGGCCTGCTGGTGGTAGCAGGTGCGTCCACGCAGCCCGGCCAGGCACGTGCAGGTGTTCGCGGCGGTCAGGTAGATCTCCTGGCCGTCGGTGGAGACCGTCTGGTAGACGCCGCGGCGCAGGTGGACCAGGCCGCCGTCCTCGATCAGCTCGACAGCCTTGTCGACCTGGGTGGTCGACTCCGTCAGGGCGGCTGCCTTGGCGGCCTCCTGGACCTTCGCCCAGCAGGTGCGGCCGTAGCCCCGGGCGACTGCCTTGGGGTCCGACAGCAGCCGGTGGCAGCGACCGCAGTGGGTGGTGGCCTGGGCGGTGGTCTTCGGCGTCATGCCGAAAGACTAACACCACTAGTGAGTGTAGTGCAACCACTAGTTGGTGGTGTTGGGGTCGCGACCGGCCGCCTTCATGATCGCCAACACGTTGTTGTCGCCCATACCCAGGACTTTCCCGATCTTGTAGCGCGACCAGCCCGCATCCAGCGCTGCCACGACAGCCTTCTGGCGCCGTGCGCGCGCCTCCTCGGCGGCCTTGACGGCGGCGTGGGACTCGATGAGTTCGCGCTGGATGTCCTCGTCGTTCATGGGCGAAAGGTACCACGCCCTAGTTTGGTCGAACTAGCTTGTGTAGTCCCACTAGTTGGTGGTACGGTTCTTCTATCAGCAGGACGGACCACGGAGGACCCCAATGGCCAAGCCCGACCCCCAGATCGACGGAGTGATCGACGCCGTCATGAACAAGATCGAGGAAGACCCTCGCGCTGCCGCCTACGTCACCGCGGGCCTCTCGGAGCGGGACTACCGCGAGATGCACGCCGCTCGCATCCGCCACTCGGAGCGGCCCCGCAGCGGCAAGCTCCGCTGACCTTCCCGTCCCGGCCCTTCGGGGCCGGGCACCACCACCCCCGACCACGAGGAGTAGCCCCCAGTGATCAGCCACACGATGGTCAACGCCCGAGACCTGCGCACTGGCGACCTGATGCGCGTAGGCGTCAGTACCAACTACGTGCTCGTGGCGAAGGTTGAGCGCGTGGCCGGCGGCGTGTCGGTCACGCTGTACGACGGCAATGGCCAGCCGCAGAACACGCCCTACAAGACGTTTCGCCCGAACGCCCAGATCGCACTGTCGATGCGCGACGCCTCGCCGATCCCGGTTGATGCCTGATGCTCACCGACCACCGCAACCCGGCCACCGAGGAACTGCCCGCGCCTGAACCGGCTGTCCCGCCGATCTTCTTCGACGAGTCGGTGTGCGGCGAGTGCGGCTGGACCTACACCGGGACCTACTGCGAGGTGTGCACTCCGTGCGATGACTGCGGCCAGATCCCCGCGCTGTGCTGGTGCGAAAGCGATTCGACCGATCCGTTCGACGACTGATCCCCCGACCGGCTGGCCCCCATCTTCCCCGGGGGGCCAGCCACCCCCAAACGACTGGAGATCCACATGAGCAAGCGCCCGATGCGGTGGCAAGTGGTTGTGTCGTGGACGGTGTACGCGCTGCCCAGTCGAGCCGAACTCGACGCGTGGACCACCGCCGTCGACGGGCGTATCCAGCCGCCCGCAACGCTAGTCGAGGACGGCTACCCGAAGCTGTTCTCCGCCGAGATCACCGTCGAAGCAACGACGCTCCGCAAGGCGCTCGCGGCTGGGCTGGCTCGCGTCGAGGACGCCGTTGGCTACGCCGCCAATGGCGTAACCGCGACCAGAACGACCGCGATCCACTGACCCCCAACCACCACAAGGAGCACGCACGTGATCGTCGTCAAGCTGAAGCTGACCGACACGGAGAACGGCTACTTCTTCTCGCGCGTCGTGTGCGAACTGGATGGCACGGCGGAGAACTTGCGCGAGATCCATGACCCCAACGTGAACCGCGAGATCGCCACGGCACTGCGTCGGCTGGCCTATGAGTACGAAGCGGATGCGCGCTGATCCCTTCCTCTGTCTCGGCCCCCTGTGGGCCGGGCCCTGACCCCCGAACCGACTGGAGACACACACCGATGACCACCCTCGCTGGCTACTGGACCGAGAAGCGGATGCAGATCTGGTCCCACATGACGCCCGCCGAGCGGGACCACGACCGCTACGTCGGTGTGTACCCGCCGGGAGATAGCGCCTACGAGACCGAAGGCGCACGGGAAGCGGCCGTGACGCAGGCCGACGAGATGTACGACGACGCCACGTGCACCTGTCACATCAACCCGCCGTGCACGTTCTGCACGTCGCAGCCCGGCTGACCCCCGACCCCGAGGAGACCACCACCATGACCACCCAACGCCCGCTGATCGGTCCTGAGCCGTACTACCCCACGCCCTGGCGTGTCGCGGAGAAGCGCGGCAACCACCACGTCATCGAGTGCAGTGAGGGCCACTACTGCGCGGAGGTGCCGAACGGAGCGCTGGCCGAACTGATCGTCGCAGTCGTGAACAACGCCGCGCCGGACGCGGACCCGTCGGTGTGCGCTGCTGCCGGGACGGAGGACGACCGGTGAGCACACCCGATCTGGACCCGTGGCTGATCGAAGCCGCGCAGGACGTCGCGGAGGCGACGAGCAGCAGCCTGCCCGAAGCGCTCACCGCCGTAGCGCATGTCTTCGACGCGGTGAACAACGCCATGGACGACGAGGACGCGGACGAGTTCTGGCCGCAGCCGGGTGATCTGGCGCTGCTGGCTCAGTCCATCCGCAACTGCCTCGACGCCGAGGAGCGCACGTCATGACCGAGATCCCCGACAGTCTCGCCGACGCCTACCGTCGGGGTGACGCGTACTGCGACGCCTACCACGCCCTGTACGTCCTCGTCCGCACCCCAGGCCTGGCTGATGCGGAGCGGGAGCGCCGGGCCGACGAGATCCACGCACGGCTCAAGGCCGCTCGTGAGGCTGGGCGGTCACCGGAACCGGTCGAGTCGCGTCCGCACGTGAACGAGACCAGCACCGGCGGATTCATGTCCCGTGACCGTCTCCCCGGTGAGGGGTATCGGGGAGCGACGAGCGAGCCGCGCAAGCCGACCGTGTGGCGTGTCGACTCGGTGCCCGATCCAGACGACGAGCCCAACCCGACCGGGTGGCTGTACCGCGAGGACGGCGGCATGTGGCAGGTCAAGACCGAGTCTGGCAAGTGGTCGCTGTCCGGGTGGACCAACCGCAAGGCGATGCAGGACGCGGGCTACGTGCTGTCCGAGGTGCTGGCTGAGACACCAGGAGGCGGGCAGTGAGCGACGAGGAAGATCACGAATTGGCGAGCGACCAGCGAGCCGATGAGATCATGCGGCTCGCGGAGTGGTACCGCGCCCGCTGGGGCTATGCAGAGATGAACAGTCACATCCTCGACCGGGCGCGGGAGACGCACGAGGCGTTGGCTGCTGCCGGGTTGCTCGCCGCGCAGCACCCCACCATCCCTGATGACGTTGTGGACGATCTGGTCGACTGGTGGCATGCGTACGGGTCGCTCCAACCGTGGCGTGTGACGGGTGCCGTGTTGCCGATGGACCTGCGTAAGGCAGCGCAACTGCTGTTCGATCACTTGCTGCCGACGGTGGACGCATCCCTGCCCGACGAACCCTCGGACGAGACGATCGAACGCGCGGCCGAAGCATCGTGGAACGACTGGTGGCGCAACGTCCCTGACCACACGGCGTGGTCAAACGTGACAAAAGCCGAGAAGGACGAGTGGCGGTCGTCGGCCCGTGCCGCTCTTGCGGCTATGAAGGAGAAGACCGATGGCTGAGTTCCACATCTCTCAGCAGAAAATCCGCGAAGTCACTGCGTTGAGCGTCTATGACAACCACGTGATCACGACCCACTACCCGGTCGGTGGTCGTCATGAGGCGCGCTGCTCCTGCGACTGGATAAGTCCTGATGCCTACCGGGATGTGCACGACGCGCGACAAGCTGGCCAGCGACACCAAGAGGACCAGCTGACGCGGGAACTAGCCGAGCTCGGCATTGGTGATGGGGAGGCGGCCAACCATGGCTGACGAGCGGGCCACGATCGAGCAGATCGTCCGGGCGTGGAAGTTCCAGCGGGGCGACGAGCGGGGTCTGGAAGGGCGCCTCGTTGACGCGCTGGACCGGTTCGTCGCCCCGATCGTGGCTGAGCGGCAGGAGCAGTCGGATCTCGCTGACCGCTGTCACGCCGCCGAAAACCGCGTCATCGAGGAACTGGTGAAGGTCCGGGCCGAGCGGGACCGGCTGCGGCGCGACAGCGAACCCACGCTTCTCACCGTGGAGAACGGTTTTCAAGGCTGCACCGACCGCAACCCTGACGTCTGTGCGTGCGGCAAGGACGACAGGATCTGGTGCGCGGCCTGCTCCGAGGAGATCGAGGACGGCCAAGAGGCGTACTTCCTGAGCTTCCCGGAGCACGTCTACCTGTCCATCGATCACCCGGATCAGGAATGGACCACGGTGTGGTGGCACAAGGACTGCGACCAGCGCGACTACGTGGCACCGCCGGTTGATCACTTGTTGGCGACGGAGGTGGGGAGCGATGGCGCACCTTTCTGACGACGAGCGAGCGGAGTTCGACCGGCTACGCGCGGAGATCGTTGCCTGCCACGAGTTCCAGAACGGGGTCGCTGCGATCCTGGGCATGGACCATGATTGGGACCCGGACAGCCGGCGTGCACTTCTGGATGCGGTGGACGGCCTGCTGGCCGAGCGCAACCAGGCGACGCAGCAGGCACAGCGCTACCTGGAAGGCGCCGAGGCCGAGCGGGAGCGCGCGGCATCGGAGGCCCGTGCCGTGGACACCCTGCGGCAGGCTTTTCGCGAGATGCGGGAAGACCGCGACGTGGAACGCGGCAAGCGTGCCCAGGCAGAGCACGAGCGGGACACGGCACGGCGCGAACGCGACGCGCACGTCCACACGCTCGATCACGTGCTGGACGAACTACATAAGGCGTTGGGTGGCAACCCGGAGGACGCAAGTCTGGCCACGTTCCCGGACGCACTGGAGACAGTGCACGAGTTGCGGGAGCGTGCGGCCGAGCGGGACCGCTACCGGCTGGCGTGGCAGTCCGCACAACGTCGTGCCCGGGGATGCCGCGACGCGCGGGACGCCGAACGGCGGAGCCGGTTCCAGGTGATCGCCGCGTGGGAGTCGGCGCGGTCTCGTGTGGCTGTCCTGGAGCAGCGGCTCCAGCAGGCCGGAGAGTTCCACCGCGAGGTGCGCGACTTGCAGGTCGCGGCAGCGGTGCGGGGGCAGCAGTACCACCTGAAGGCCCAGTATGCCGGCGGGGAAGAGAACGTCAGCCTGCTGCATCGAGGCTACGAGGCATTCGACTTCAACGTGATGTTGAAAGAACTGCTCGTGCGGTTCGCCGACCTCGCGCCAATCGAACTGACCGTCGAGGAGGCGCGTGAGGCGTTCGAGGACGAGCGGGGTGCTACCCAACCCGCCGAGACGCCACAACCGGACCCGTGGGGTGGTGCGAACCTCGCCTCGTGTGGAGACCCGGACTGCCGGTGCGCGGACCTGGTCGACTTCGACGCAGCCCTTCGGCAGGCCGGTCACGTCCCGGATGCCGTGGCTGGTCCCGTGCCACAGGAGCAGCCCACGCGCGTTCAGATCGGCATCGACGGCCCGGAGATCTGCGGCATACGAGTCGGCGAGCCTGATCGGCTCGGTGGGCGTGCGCTCTGTCCTCTCAAGCCTGGCCACGTCGGCGACCACGTACCGGATGCCAGCGATGCACCGGATGATCAGCGCGTGTCGGACAGTGAGGAGTAGGACCGTGGCAACTGACGAACTGGCCAAGGCGCTCGTAGACGCGGCCGAGTACGCCATGGACGAGGCGCACATCAACGCCGAGTACGCGAAGGAGCCGAGCGGGCCGGAATTGGCCCGTGCGGCTGTAGCCGCAACCCTGCGCGTGTTCGTCTCGTGCTGTGACTACCCGACCGATCGGCGGTCGCTGGCGGCCCTGGCCGAGCGTGTGGAGCGTGACCAGCGTGACTGACCAGTCCGATGTCGCCGTGCTCCTCGCTTGGCTGAAAGTCGAAGGCGATGTCCTCGAAGCCGTCCGCGACGGCTGGACCGGCGCGGACATCACCCACCGCACCATGGACCAGGTCCACCCGTGCCTCCGGTGCGGTCAACAGGCACAACTCGCGTACGTGGCCCACACCGACAAGGGTCCCCGCTGGCTCGACCTGTGCCCCCCCTGCGGCTACGCAGCACGCAAAGCGAACGGAGGATGACCCGTGGCTGATCTGGAGACCGAGATCCGGCAACGGCTCGCTGCGCACGCGCAGGACGAAGGGTTCCTGCGGCACTCCGAAGCCGTGGCCGCTCTCCGTGCCGTGCTGGACCTGCACCCGACATCCGATGTCGACGGTCTGATCGTGAACGGCAGACCGGCACGCGAGTGCAAATCGTGCGGGCTGCTGCTGGGCGAGCAACGATGCCGAACGGTCCTCGCTGTGGCCCGTGAGCTGGGCGTGGAGACGACATGACCGCCGAGCACGGACGCTGCGACAGCGTCTACCACCTGCCACTTCCTCTCGACGTCCGATGCACGGACACGCGTGGCCACGACGGCGAGCACAGGTCCGGGTGGATGAGCTGGGCCGACGACAACGAACACGCCCGCCGGTTGGAGCCATCGTGATCTCCCTGCCGCCCGTCACCCGCCCCACCCGCAACCACAGGAGACACGCATGACCATGACCGCCGACGAAGTGATGTTGATGTCCATCCTGGTCCACAAGCTCGGCGGAGCCGTGGACATCACCGAACGCGAACTGCGCGAGTTCGACCGCGCCACCACGCTCGTGACGATGGTCGGGCCGATGGACCGTCCCGGCGTGGGCGTCCGCCTCGAACTGGACGAGCCAGCCATCGTTGTCGATGCCGAGCGGGAGCCGGCCCGAGCGATCGAGGCTGCGCCGTGACGTCGGACCCGGACGGGCCCGACCGGGAACGGGTCAGCGGGCGGCTGGAGCTGGAACCGGCGGTGATCTACGACCAGCTACGGGACGAGTTTGCATCCGCAAGTGCCACGTTTTCGCAGGTGGCACCCAAACCGAATGGGACATCATGCGACTCTGGCCAGTAAACCGGACAGAGCTGGAGACCACCCCACCAGCTCCACCGCGCACCTACGAGTTCAAGAGCCGCAACCGCCGCCACACCTGGAAGGTCACTGGCGGCTACGACCCGGACCAGGACGGCGACGAGCCACGCTGGGGACGCGTCGCCATCGAATGCACCACCTGCGGCGAGACACGCCGCGTCGGCCGTGACGCGTATGCGGAGAACGCCATCGGCCTGCGCTACGGCTGCCTGCGCACCTCGACGTCCCCACAGTTCGAACGCGGCGACCTCGTGGCCCTCCCCGATGGGCGGCTCGACGAGTTCGTTGCCTACCTGTCCGACGACATGGCCGTCACCTACAACGCTGGTGGCCACAGCCACGAAGAACGAGTGGAAGACCTAAAGGTGTACCGATGAAGCGAATCATCCCTACCCTGCTCGCCGGCGCGGCACTCCTCGCCGGCTGCGCTACAACTTCCGTTGGAAGTTCGAGCGCACCGTCCAACGCAATCGCCGTCACCGTTGGCTCCTGCCACGCCGGCAGCGACCACGGCCAACCCCTCCCCGACCCGAGGTGCACACCGGGAGCGGTCAACCCGGCGGTGACGCAGGCGAACATCGCGACAACGATCTGCCGGCGTGGCTGGACGAAGACCGTTCGGCCACCCCAGAGCTACACCGAGACCCTGAAGCGCCAGCAGATCACCCAGTACGGCTATTCGGACAAGCGGATGGGATCGTACGAAGAGGATCATCTTGTAAGTCTGGAGCTCGGCGGCGCCCCGTCCGACCCGGCCAACCTATGGCCCGAACCGGGCGCGTCACCCAACCCGAAAGATGCGGTGGAGGGGGCTCTCAACCGCGCCATCTGTTCGCACCGGGTCACGTTGGCTGCCGCCCAGCAGGCCATCGCCAGCGACTGGACCACCGCCGAAGCGCGCCTCGGGATCGGCTGACCGTCACTCCTCGGTGTCGGTGGTGTGGTCGTCCTCGTCGTAGATGGTGCGGCCGTGCGCGCGGCCCCAGGCGACCACTTCGGTTCGCAGCCAGAACACGCCGGCAGTCAGGACATCGAAGGGCGCGGGGAAGTCGGGCTCGCGGGTGAGGTTCTGGGCCTGCGTCTTGCCGACGCCGAACATCTTCTCGATCTCGGCGCGTCCGACAAGTCTCCCCACGATCGGCAGCATATGAGCACACTACTGGTCGATCTGCCACTGTTCGATCGACCAGCTAGAGTGTCGCCATGTCCACCACGCCAGTCCTCGACCGGGCGCGCCAGGCGATCGCCCAGGCGAAAGCCGACGGCGCGCCGGCGCCAGGCCGGGCGAAGCTGGCGAAACTACTGGACATCAGCCAGTACGAGGCGCGAGTAGCCCTGGAGAGCCTGGCGGCCGAGCAGACGCCCACCGGCACCAGCACGCCGCCCGTGGCGGACACGCCCGCCAGTGAGCCCGCCACGCCACCAGAACCGGCCGCCAGCGAGGCAGCCAGTCCGCCGCCACCTTCCCCGGGCGACGGGGTGGCCGCCGCACCACCCGCCACGTCGGCCGCCAGCGAGACGCCAGGGCGCCGGGGCTGGCCGGTGATCCTGCTCGCCGCGCCCGCGTTCGTCGCCATCTGGTCCGGCTGGGTCGGTGTCGGTGCCCTCACCGGCTTCGGACCGGTTCACCTGCTGCCGGGTATCGCGGACCGGTTCACGATCAACTCGGCGATCACCCTGCCGATCGGGCTGGAGACCTACGCCGCCTACGCGCTACGGGTGTGGCTGGCCAGCGTTGGCGGCTGGCGGGCGCGGCGGTTCGCCAAGCGGTCCGCCATCACCTCGCTCGTGCTCGGCGCCCTGGGTCAGGTCGCGTACCACCTGATGACCGCCGCCCGGGTCACGGTCGCACCGTGGCCGATCACCACAGTCGTGGCGTGCCTGCCCGTGGTCGTCCTCGGGTTCGGCGCCGCCCTGCATCACCTCGTCGCAGAAGACCAGCGGAGCCGGCCGTGACCGGAGAAGTCGCGAAGCCCAGCGTCAAGGACATCGACGAGTCGGATGCGGAGCTCGTCGACGGTGAGCTGGTGGACGACGAGCCGCCAGCCAGCGACCGGGCGCCGGCGTGGCTACCCCGCCAGGACCGCGCCACCCGCCGCCACCCGCGCGCCCGCGTGGCCGCCCTGTTCGCCATCCGCCACGCCATCCTCGTCGCCCAGGGTCACCAGTCGTGGGCGCAGCGGATGTTGGCGGCCGCCACCCACGGGCACGCCCGGGAGCAGATCGAGCAGGCGAAGGCCGCTGGCGACCACGAGCGCCTGGCTGCGTGGATCGACCGGCTCCAGCAGCTCCGCGAGAAACGCCAGGCGCGGATCAAGGCCCTGCCGCACACCGTGCTGGCGGCCGCCCGGATGACGTGCGCCGCTGTCCTGGCGTTCGCTGCACTGCTGCTGGTGATCGGGATCGTCGCCAAGGTCGGCATGGGCCGCGCCGGGTGGACAGGGTGGTGGCATGGTGTCGCCACCGCTGGCCACGTGGTGAGCGTCCTGGTGAGTGTTGGCGCCCTGGCGGTCGTGTATGGCGCCATCCCCGGGTGGCTGGCATTGGCCTGGCGGGAAGGCCGGCGGCGCGGGCGGCCGATCACGTGGGCCATGGCACCCAAGCAGGTCGAGGCGCAGGGCTCGATCATCACGCCGAGCGGGATCGCCGAGGCGCTGAACCACCTGCCGATCGCCGAACTCAAGCGGGAGATCAAGAAGGGCTGGACGGTGAAGTTCGTCGTGCCACCGGTCAAGGTCGGCGACCGCGGCTACGAAACGATCTTCGAACTGCCGCTCGGCGTGACCGTCGACATGATCGCCGACGCCCGTCCCGTCCTGGCCCGCAACCTGGCCCGTTCGACGATGGAGGTGTGGCCCACCCAGGAGGAGGACCACAACGGCATCTGCCACCTCTGGGTCGCCAACCCCGGGGCCACCAAGCGCCCAGCACCGCCGTATCCGCTGCTCACCAGCGGTGTCGTCGATGTGTTCGCGGGCGTCCCGTGTGGCGTGTCGCAGCGGGGCGATGTGATCGCGCCGCCGCTGTTCGAAGCGAACTTCGTGTTCGGCGGCCTGCCCGGTCAGGGCAAGTCCAACGCGGTCCGGGTGGTCATGCTCGGCGCCGCCCTCGATCCGATCGCGGAGCTGTGGGTGTTCGTTTTCGCAGGTAACGGCGACTTCGACGTCTACCAGCCTCGCCTGGCCCGCTACCACCGCGGCACCGGTCCCGAGGTGATCGACGCGGCTATCAGCAGTCTGGACGAGCTGTACAACGAGATCGGTCGCCGCGAACAACGCATCGCCGAACTGGGGGTCAAGAAGGTCTCGCGTGCGGTTGCCGAGAAACACCCGGACCTGCGGCCGATTGTCGCCGCATTCTCCGAGGTCCACGGCCTGTTCGGCGCCGGGAAGGCCGGCAAGGCGGCGGCCGAGACGGCGGTGGATGTGGTCAAGCGGGGTCGCAAGGTCGGGATCATCCTGCTGTTCGACACGCAGTCAGCCCGCAAGGACGCGATTCCCCTGGCGCTGGTCGAGAACGTGTCCAGTAACACCTGCTTCTACGTGAAGACGTGGCGTAACAACGACGGCTTCCTGGGTGACGGCAGCTTCCAGGCTGGCATCCGGGCGACCGAGCTGCGGTACAACGTGGACCGCGGTACGAGCGTGTCGACGGGTTTTTCGGACGAGGCGTTCGAAATCCTCCGCTGGTACTACATCGCCGCCGATGACACCGGCTACGACCAGGCCGCAGAGGTCATTGCGCGGGCGATGAAGCGGGTGCACAGGTCGGTCCCGGTAGGTGGTCGTGGCGGCGTGTTGGCTCCGGAGCGTCGGGACCTGTTCGAGGACCTGGACGAGGTGCTCGACGGAGACCGGGTGAACGCGCCGGATGTGGCGGCGTGGCTGCGGGAACTGGCCCCGGACTGGGGTCCGTATCGAGCGCTGACGGGTGTCGATCTGAAGCGGCAGTTGGAGGCTGCCGGGATCAAGGTCCCGACGACCGGCAACAAGTTGTGGATCGATCCGCTGTCGGTTCGCAGGGTCTTGGCGGCTCGCTCGACAGCGGATCTGGACGAGTGAGCCCGCCATGATCGAGTTAGGTTTCTCACTCCCCACCTCACTGGCGGTCTGGCCTGCGGAAAGTGAGGTCAGTGAGGCGAGTGAGGTCACGGTTTTCGGGGGTCTGGAACCCCCGGTTTTCACGGTCTGGCGATGGTCGTCGGACCTCACTTTTGAGCGGAAGGTGATCTTCGTGATCTGCAAGAAATGCGGCGAGCCGATTTGGGGTCCGATCAGTGACCACAACTCCTGAAAGGAGGGACCGATGCCCTCGGTGATCTCCAATGCGGTCGAGTTCCGGCCGCTGCGCTGGTTCGCCGCGGTCGCGCTGCTGTGCGCGTTCGCGTTCGCGGGTGGCGTCTGGTACCAGGCCAGCCATGCCGTGGGGCCGCAGCCGGCGTGCATGGCACCACGCTGAGGGTGTCCATAAACGAGCGTCTGTTGACGCCGTAGCTTCGCGGCGCGTCCGCTCCGGTCAGCCGTGTTCCACATGCCGTGTCCGTAATCAACGTTTCATGATCACACCACTACCCGTTTGTGAGGCACATCTTGGGGCTCATCGGCTACGCCCGGGTCTCCACCCAGGACCAGAACCTCGACGCGCAACTCGACGCCTTGGACCGCGCCGGCTGCGACCGCGTGTTCACCGAGAAGATCTCGGGCAAACTGGAGAGCCGACCCGAACTGGACAAGGCACTGGACTACCTCCGCCCCAACGATGTCCTGGTCGTCACCAAACTGGACCGGCTCAGCCGCTCCCTACGCCACCTGTTGAACCTGTCGGCCCAGCTCGCCGAGATGGGCGTCGGCCTACGCGTGCTGGACCAGGGCATCGACACCACCACCCCAGGTGGCCGGCTGTACTTCTCCATCGTCGGTGCCATCGCCGAGTTCGAACGTGACCTGCTCTCGCAGCGGACCCGGGAGGGGCTGGCCGCGGCCCGTGCCCGCGGCCGGAAGGGTGGCCGACCGCCGGCACTGTCACCGGACAAGGTGGCTGTCGCCCGCGAGATGATCGACAGGGGTGACCGGACGATGGCGCAGATCGCTCATGTCCTGGGCTGCTCCCGGGCGACGTTGTACCGCGTGTTCGGCAGCGACACGACGCGTAGTCAGCCCATGTGACCGACGGCCACGAACACCAACACGACCAGCAACACCGCTACAGGGATCCCCACGAAGATCGTCACCAGCAGTGTGCGTGTCCGGGCCTGTGATGCCATCGACTCCTCGTGCTGGCGGTGCGCCTGCCACGCCTGCGCCCGCTCCACCTCCGTCATCCGCGCCCACACCACCGGCAGGATCCCCGGCGGGACCTGCGCCTGCGGCGGCCGACGGGCGGCGGCGGCGCGTTGCTGCTCGGCTACTGCCGCCCAGTGCGCCTGCGACGCCTGCTGCTCTGCCCACTGCGATTTCGTCAGATACCAGGGCTTGCGGCTGGGCTGGGCGGTGGTCATGGCGGGGACCTCACGTGGTGGTCGTGGTGGTGTGGTCGTCCGTGACTATCGCACCGGTCGCCCGACGGGTTACGACGTGTCCGGTTTCTGTCACCCAACCGGCATAAACTACCCAGCCCGGCACGCCGCAACCACCTACCAGCGATAACCGGTTACCCTGTCCTCGTGCCGCTGACACAGATCACGGTCATCTACGGCGTGAACGGACTCGTCGACCCGGGAACAGGGCAACCAGCAACCGGGTCCATCACCCTGCAACCCGTTGCGGAAACACCCGGTTCGACCTACACGGTCATCGCGAAATCGGTGACGTTCGCGCTGGTCAACGGGCAAATCAACCCAGCCGCGAACACGCTATACACCAACGGGCAAGCCTTCCAAGCGTTGATCACCGAAGAAGCCGTCGGCACCGACAACCCACCGCCGTATGTGGTCAGCGTGCCTGCGTCCGGCACCCTGGACCTGTCCACCGCGCCACGCGGCACCCTCGCTGTCACCACACCGCTGTACATCCCCGTGTCGCTGGTCACCACGGTCGGTGACCTGATCGTCGGCACTGGGAACGCCACCGTGGCCCGTCTACCGGTCGGCGCGAACGGCCTGGTGCTCACTGCGGACTCCACGAAGCCGGATGGTCTCGCGTGGGAAGCCGCCGGCGCGGGCACCGTCACCTCCGTAGCGGCAGGCGACGGCACGATCGTCATCGGCGGCACACCCACCGTGACACCCACGGTGCGCGTCGGGACGATCACCGAGTCCCAGGTCACCAACCTGACCACCGATCTCGCTGGGAAGATCCCCGCCAGCACCGTCACGACGAAAGGTGACGTGCTCGCCGCAACCGGCTCGGCCGCACTCACCCGGCTCGGTGTCGGCTCGGACGGGCAAGTCCTCACCGCCGCATCCGGCCAAGCCACCGGCCTGACTTGGCAGACGCCCGCCGTCCCGAACATCCAGTCCGGGTTCATCACCTCCGGCAACGTCTCCGCCGTCAATACGGGCGGCGCGTGGGCGGCGATCGCAGGCATGTCCAAGCCGATCCCTGCGGTCGTCGGCGAGCGCCTCACGGCCACGTTCAACTTCTCCACCTTGAACATGGGTGCCTCGTACTTCGACGTGGGTGTGATCGGGTCCGGCAGCGCGATCGTCCGGCAGCTCTACGCGCCTGTGACTCCACCGACGCAACCGGACTCCACCTACGAGGGCATGCCGGCCGCGATCCAGGACCCCAATGTCCACGGCGTCAGCTCCGAACCGCCCTACTTCACCGCCACATCCACCGACATCGTCGGCGGCAACGTCACGTTCTGCCTGCTGTGGAAGAGCGGCGGCACCGGGACGTTCCTGTGCAACGCGGCCGTCCCCGTGTCGTACGTGCTGAAGAACTTCCACTGAGTGACCTACAGTTAGGTTGAGGTCTGGCCACCCCGGTCAGCGCACACGTCGGGAGGTGACCTTGCCGCCACGCATCCCCGATACCACCCGGCAAGCCATCCTCACCGACATCCAAGCGAAAGCCGGCAGCACGCGGACCATCGCCGCCAAACACGGCGTCAGCGACGCCACCGTCCGCAAGATCGCCACCGAAGCCGGAATCACCGACGCCTTCGCGCGCGAGCAGACCGAAAAGGCTACGCGCGCGCGGGTGGCGGACATGAAGGCGATGCGGGCGGCGATTGCGGCTGAGTTGCTGGGTGATGTGCTGCGGTTGCGGGAGCGGGCGTGGGAGCCGTACACGGTGGCGATGTCGGCGGGTGGCAAGGACGGTGGTATCGAGTTGGTGACGCTGGAGCGGCCGCCGTTGGGTGAGGTACGGAACGCGTACACGGCGATCGGGATCGCGTTGGATAAGTCGCTGCGGTTGGAGCAGCACGATGCGGATGTGCAGGGGTTGGCGGCGGTGGATGCGTGGTTGCGGGACATGATGGGTTCGAGTGACTGATGGATCTGCGTCCGCTGGTGGGGAAGCAGCGGGAGTCGGCGCGGCTCGCCACGGCGCGGGGGAACCTCTGGGAAGGCGCGGTCCGCTCGTCCAAGACCATCTCGTCGATCATGGTGTGGTTGCGCTACGTCCGGACCGGACCGCCGGGGAACCTGCTGATGGTGGGGAAGACCGAGCGGACGTTGAAGCGGAACATCATCGATCCGATCACGGAGATGGTGGGTGCTCGGCGGTGCAGGTACCGAGCAGGTGCCGGTGAGCTGGACCTGTTCGGTCGGCGGATCTACACCGCTGGGGCGAACGACGAGCGCGCAGCGGACAAGATCAAGGGCATGACGTTGGCTGGTGCGTACTGTGACGAGGTCACGACGTATCCGCAGTCGTTCTTCGCGATGCTCGGCACCCGCCTGTCGGTGGAGGGTAGCCAGTGGTTCGGAACAACGAACCCGGCCGCACCGACGCACTGGTTGAAACGGGACTATCTGGACCGGGCGAAGTTGCATCTGCAACGGGACGGCACGGTGGTCGAGCACCACGAGGGTGGCCGGCTGGATCTGCACCGGTTCACGTTCCAACTGGACGACAACCCCACTCTCTCGCCGGCGTACGTCGCGGCGTTGAAGGCCGAGTACGTGGGCCTGTTCTACCGCCGGTACGTGCTCGGTGAGTGGGTGCTGGCCGAGGGCGCTGTCTACGACATGTGGGACCCAGCGCGGCATGTAGTCACCTGGGACCAGGTCCCGATCATCCACAGGTGGCTGTCGGTGGGTGTGGACTACGGGACGGTGAACCCGTTCGACGCGATCCTGTTCGGCATCGGCGTCGACCACGCCATCTACGGGATCTCGGAGTACCGGCACGACTCCCGCCGTGCCCGCCGGCAACTGACCGACCCGGAGCTGTCGATGGAGATGCGGACGTGGCTGACCCGTGTCCGCTACCCACGGTCGCAGTTGCGGGGCGTCAAACCGGAGGTGGTGTGCGTCGACCCGTCCGCAGCCAGCTTCAAGACGCAGCTGTTCCGTGACGGCCTGCCGGCGATGAACGCGAACAACGACGTGTTGAACGGCATCCGCACCGTGTCCGCGTTGCTCGCGGCGGACAAGCTGAAGATCGTCGGCTCGGATTGTCCGTGGCTGGTCGACGAGATCCCCGGATACGCGTGGGACGACCGGGCAGCGGAGAAGGGTGAGGACGCGGTACTGAAGGTCAACGACCACTCGTGCGACGGCGGCCGGTACGGGTTGCATTCGACGCGGTCTCGGTGGCGTGGCGAGGTGCTACCAGCCCTGTCCGACAGTCTGGCAGCGTAACCTCCACCTAAGACGAGGTTCGGGAGGACGGATGGGCGACGACGGCGAAGACCGGCAGGAGTGGAAGCCGTGACCGACGAGGTGTTGACGGAGATCCTGGCCGAGCTGCGGGCGTTGAACGCGAAGGTCCCCGAACAACCGAAGCCACCCCAGCCGAAGACGCGTGTCTCCCGGCCGGGCCGTGTGTTCTCCAACGGCCAGCTCATCCCGATGGACGTGGACCTCGTCATCGCCGGCGCGCAGCGGTGGATCCGCATCCGCGTCGACGGCGAACCGAGCGACTTGTGGACTCCGCGTGATGTCGCTGGCCCGGAGTTGTCGTCGAACGAGTTGCTGTCGAGGGCTGGGCATGTGGTCGAGGTACCCGCACCCGAGGAGCCCGAGTGACCCGTTCGATTCCGGGTGTCATCGACCCCAACTACGGTCCCGGCCGCGGCATGGCGACGAACATCACCTCCTCCGGTGCGCCCGTCGACAACCGGATGATGACCCGGCTTCCTGTGGTCAACCAGCCGTGGCCGCCGCCGGACTACTCACCGGTGTCGTACATGCACCGCATTTGGGACGCTTGGTGGACGGGTGACCGGCAGCGCCTCGCTTGGGTGTACTACAACCTAGGCGCGAACAGCCCGGTTGGCAGGAGCTTCTTCTCCAGCACCGGTGAGCCCGGTCAGCCGTCCCCGCGACCAGGCCAGTTTCGTGGCGGTCTCCTCGGTTCCATCGAATACAGCTTCTGGGGCACACCAACCCCACCAGGTGAGAAGCGCACCCGCAGTCACGTGCCGATCGCCGGTGACATCGCCCAAACCTCGGCGTCGCTGCTGTTCTCCAAGCCGCCGGTCATCAGGTCCAGCCTTGACGGCAAAGCGGCGGCGATCAACAACGCGTGGTTCGACACGCTGATCGACGACCCCTTCCATCGTCGACTGCTGGAAGCCGCCGAGATGGGTGCCGCGCTCGGCGGGAACTACCTGCGGGTCGTGTGGGACACCGAGGTCCAGGAGAAGCCGTGGGTGGTGTCGGTGCCGGCCGACGTCGGGGTGCCGCTGTTCTCCTACGACCAGCTCAAGGCTGTGACCTTCTGGGCGGTCCTGGAAGACAACGGCGACGACGTCCTGCGGCATCTCGAAATGCACGTGCCGGCGCAGAACGCCATCTTCCACGGCTTGTACCACGGCAACCAGACCGATCTCGGTGAGCAGATCCCGATGGACGCGCACCCCACGACCGCGGCGATCAAGGCGCGGATCAACGCGGTCAGCCCGGAAGCGGTCGGGGATACGATCGTGTTCCCGGACCAGCCGTTGGACGCCGCGTCCGTCGTGTACATCCCGAACCTCACGCCGAACAGGATCTTCAGGGACTTGGGTCCGCAGGCGTGGCCGATCGGTCGCAGCGACTTCTCCGGTGTGGAGAACCTGATGGACAATCTCGACGAGGTCTACTCGTCGTGGATCCGTGACATCAGGTTGGCGAAGTCCCGCATCCTCGTGCCACCGGAGTACCTCGACAACATCGGGCGCGGGAAGGGCGCGGTGTGGGACCCGGAACGGCAGGTGTACTCGCCGCTGAACATGCTGCACGACGACAACGGCCCGAACAACGGGATCACGTTGAACCAGTTCAACATCCGGTGGCAGGAGCACAAGGCCACCTGCGATGACCTGATCTCCCGGATCGTGGAGCAGGCCGGGTACTCCAGCCAGACGTTCGGTGAGTACGCGCAGGGCGGTGGGGCACTGACCGCGACGGAGATCAACATGCGGGAGCGTCTCACGATGATGACCCGCGCCAAGAAAATCAACACGTGGCGGTCCGAACTCGCCCGCATTATCTACAGCCTCATGGTGATCGAGGTGCAGAACTTCGGCAACACGCTCATCACCCCGGAACTGCCGAACATCGAGTTCGTGGAGACCATCGGCCCGGACATCACCGTGCTGGCGCAGACCGCCGCGCAACTGGAAGCCGCCGGTGCGGCATCGAAGGAAACCCTGGTGCAGTTGGTGCACCCGGATTGGTCGCCGGAACAGGTGAACAAGGAAGTCACGAGGATCTTCTCGGAGACGGGTGCCGAGCTGGCCCAGCATGCCCGGATCGCGTTGTCCGCGCCGATGGGTGAGGACCTCGGACAGGAGATCGACCAGTTGGCGCAGACACAGCCGGTGGCGCCGGTGCGTGGCCCAGTGCCGGGCGACAACCCGAACGAACCGTCCACCGGTGGGGCGGACCCGAATGCCTGACCTCTGGCGGCATGTCGACAGGCGATGGTCTTGGGTCGCCGCCGGATTGGCCGTTGCCAGCCTCGTGCTCGGCGCAGGCATCGCCGAGATCGTGTTGTTGCCGGGCTTGGTCCTGGCGGTCGTCGCGTTCGTGTTCGTCGCTCTGGCGAACGCAATCGAGCGGCACGGGCGATGACCGCGCCGGCCACGCAGCAGACGCCCGGCGGTCAGCGGGAAGACACCGCGCTGGCTGTGGGCATCCTCGTGGCCGGTGTGCTCGAAGCCGTGACGGTGACCTTGGCCGCGTTTCTCGGTGTCGCCGTAGCGAAGGTGATCCGGGGCAGGAACCGCCGTGCTGCCGCCCGCGCACTGCATGCCGCTGCGGCCGCCGCGCTCGGCCAAGCCCTCCAACGCGCGGACACCGCGATCGACCGAGCCCAGCAGCGCATCACCCGCGAAACCCTGGACACGCTCAACGCCATCAGCGGGCGCACGTACGGGTTCTCGCCTGGGCCGCTGGGCTCGTCATGGGACGGTCTCAAGGCGACCCTGCGGAAGGCCGCGGTGAACGCGCTCGCGGACATCGACGACACGTTCAGTCGCGCGGCCCGGCTGTTGGATGGCACACCGTCTGGTGCTCTCGCCGCGCAGCGGGTGTTGGACGACCTTGCCGAGCGTGGCCCGACCGCGTACGTGGACCGCGCCGGCCGACGCTGGTCGGTCACGGCGTACGCGACGATGGCCACGCGGACGGCGGCGTCCCGGTTGGCGCTCGCTGTCCAGTTGGGTGCGATGGCGGACGCCGGCCTGGACCTGGTCATGGTCGACAAGACCACGCTCGCCGAGTCCTGCCCGCGGTGTGTGCCGTTCGAGTGGCAGCTCCTGTCGGTCAGCGGCAGGACACCGGTCGGGATGGCGGCGATGGTCGTGGACCACACGGGGATGCGACAGTTCGGGCACGTCAAGGCCAGTGTGGCGGACGCTGTGGCGCGTGGGCTGCTGCACCCGAGCTGCCGGCACATGCTGATCCCGTGGGCGGATGGGATGCGGATGACGGTTCCGCTGCCGAGTCAGCGTCGGCTTGGTCCGTCGTATGTGGCGCAGCAGCGGCAGCGCGCCCTGGAGCGGGTTGTGCGGCGTGAGCACGCTCGGCGGGCGGTCGCGCTCACGGCGGTGGCGAAAGCTCAAGCTAACCGGAGGTTGGTTGCGGCACGGTCCAACCTGCACAGGCATGTTCAGTCGTACCATTCGAGCAGGAAGGGAGCGTGACATGGCCGGCGCGAAGAAGAAGACCGAGACCATCAAGTCCCCGGGCAAGGACCCGGTCACGTTCAAGAAGGGCGGTCTGCACGAGTCCCTCGGTGTGCCGGCGGACAAGCCGATCCCGGCGGGGAAGATGGCCGATGCCAAGGCCGGGAAGTACGGGCCGAAGGCGCAGAAGCAGGCGAACATGGCTACGGGCATGCTCGCCGCCGGCCGGCGCACCGCCGCGAAGAACCGGGGGAAGTCGAAGTGAGCGCCACACCTGCACCGCTGCCCGATCACGGGCCGAAGCATGTCCCGACCCCGCAGGGCAACCAGAAGCACCTCGACATGAACGCGGCCCGTGCCGCCACCGCAGCCGGGGGCACCATGTACGACCAGGACGCCGACGACGGCGTCCCGACCGGCGGGTGGTCCACGAACGACACCGGGTTCGGTGGCAGCAGCAACGGTGTCAACGCCGCCACCAGACCAGCATCCACGTCCAGTCAGATCCGCCCCGGTGGCGGCGTCACCCCATAGGGAGCATCCGATGACTGATCCGGCCGCCGCGCAGGCCGGCACCGACCCCGCCGCCGGGCAGGGCACGACCACCGCAACACCACCAGCGGCACCCGCGCAGCCGCAGCCACCGGCCAGCCAACCAGCACTGACCGTCGAAGCGTTCGCGAAGCTCCAGGCCGACCTGGAAGCCGCGAACCAGCGCGCCGCGCAGATGCAGACCGAGGCACGCAAGCACGAGGACCGGTGGAAGCAACGCGACACTCAACTCGACGAGCAGCAGAAGACCCTGAAACTGCTGGCGGACAAGCTCGGTGTGCAGGTCGACGACAAGCCCGATCCGGCGAAGCTCGCCGCGCAGGCCGAGACCGAACGCAACGGGCGGTTGGCTGCGATGTCGGAGCTGGCTCTGTTCCGGGCTGCGCTCGATGCGGGGGCGAACGCCAGCGCGCTGCTGGACTCACGCTCGTTCATGGCCAAGGCCGGCGCGCTCGACCCGACGAGTGCGACCTACGGCGAGCAGGTGAAAGCGCTCGTGGCTGAACAGGTGGCAGCGAACCCGTCACTGGCCATGCAGCAGCCCGCGACCCAACCGGCGGATGGCCAGCCGGCGGCACCACAGCCGACCGTGACGCCGCTACCGGCCGCGTCCGGCCCGGTCGCGACCGCAGCGCCGGAAACCGGTCGGCAGTGGACCGAAGCGGACCTCGCCGCCGCGTCACCGGAGGAGACGTCCCGCGCGATCGAACAGGGCCTGTTGGTGAATCTCGGGATCGGCAAGACACGCCGGACTCGCATCCGGTAGCACGCCCCGCGCGACACGACGCCAGACCTCGGGTTAGCTGGAGGTCTGGCGTTTCGCATGTCGTGAGCTACCATGACGGCAACCGCCCGCACGGGCGCAGCACCACGACCCGCATGGGTCGAACGAGGACCGCCCGCACGGGCATGTGACACCCAGTCCCGCACGGGGCATCAGTCAGTCCGCATGGACACGATGCCCGCGAAAGGGATAAAGGGCATGTCCGTCCTCAATTTCAAGCCGACCGTGTGGAGCAAGGTCATCCTTGCCGCACTCAAGAAGTCCCTCGTCTACGGCTCGTCCGCGATCACCAACGACGACTACGAAGGCGAGATCTCCGGACCCGGCAACTCGGTTCGGATCACGCAGTTCGGTGACCCCACCGTCAACGACTACACGCCAGGCTCCCCGATCCAGTACCAGGCGCTGCAAGACTCCGCGCAGGACATGCTGATCGACCAGGCCAAGGCGTTCGCGTTCGAAATCGACGACGTGGACCGCCGCCAGGCCGCTGGCGACATGCAGAGCTACTTGGAAGACCGTGCCGCGTACAAGCTCGCGGACATCGCCGACCAGTTCATCGCGAACCTGTACACCGGGGTCGCCGCGTCGAACATCCTCGTCGGCCCGTCCAGCACGACCACGAACTCGCTGACGCTCGGGAACTACCTACTGCCGCAGCTGTACTCCCCGACCACGCACCCGGCCGACTTCTACACGCAGGTGTTGCTGCCGTTGGGTGTGGCGTTGGACCAGGCGAACATCCCCAGCAATGGCCGCTACTGCGTCATGCCCTCCTGGTGCGAGGCCCTGGTCCGGCAGACGCAGGCGTTCGTGTCCGTCACGGACATGCAGGGTGACCCGTCGCGGGTGTTCACCGAAGGGTTCATCGGCCGGGCCGGCGGGTTCGACCTGTACAAGTCGAACAACGCCATCCAGTTCGACTCCACCCCCGGCACCCAGACCCCAACTGGCGGCTCGGCGACCAGCTACCAGTCCGCGTCGGTGGTGCAGGCCGGCCACAACATGGCCATCACCTACGGCGAGCAGATCACCCAGACCGAGGCGCTGCGGTTGCAGACCACGTTCGCTGACGCGGTCCGTGGCCTGCACGTCTACGGCGCGAAGCTCGTCCGTCCCGACGCCATCGCCGTCGCCGGTGTCGCCCGGCCGCTCGGGATCTGAGGGAGGACAACGACAATGGCACGCACTGCTCTGACCCCTGTCAACCTCGTCCGCGACGGTGGTGTCGCCCAGGGCGCGGGCGCGACCCCGGATGCCACGAACGGCAACACGGTCGCCGTCCCGGGCCCGTTCAACGCGATCATCATCGTGAAGAACGCGGACTCGTCCAACCACACGCTGAAGCTGCGCAGCGCCAGTTACACCGGCACTCCGGCGGGTGCGGCGAACTCCAGCCTGCTGCCGGCGCAGAACGTCGTGTTCACGCAGGGAACCGTCGGCGACCTGTCCGTCACGGTCGCTGCTGGCACCACGCAGATCGTGAAGATCGCGACGACGAACCGGTTCACCCAGGTCGACGGTTCGATGTGGCTGGACTGGGATGCGTCCACGTCGATGACGGTGTGGGTGCTCACCGAGCCGTACGTGGTGGCGTGACGATGCCTCACGTCGAACTGCTACTGCCCGGCGGCAGCCGGATGACGGCGAGTCTGCCGCTCAACCAGCACATGCAGAAGCAGCTCAGCAACGGCACGCTCCGGTACGCCGAGGCCGCGGTATCCCCCGACGTGGCTCTCGACGGGGAGGTCGGCGTCTCGCGCGTGGAGGCGCCGGCACCCGCCGTCCTGTCCCAGCCGGGTGAGCCGGAGAACCCCGGCCAGCCGGTGGAGGGCGCCGAGGACATTCCCCCGCCGGCTGGGAACGCCACCCGTGAGGAGTGGGCTGCGTACGCGGTGTCGCAGGGGCTGCACCCGGATGAGGCGGCTCAGTTGAAGCGGGAAGAGATCAAGGCCCGCATCGTCGGCACTGACACCCCGGTCGAGGGCTGAGTCGTGGGCACGACCGCGTTGTATCCGAACGCCAGCGCTGATGTGTGGCCTGGCGGTCAGATCACGTTCGCGGTCACCTTCGAGTCGTTCGTCAACTCGAAGATCGGGGTTGCGGCGTCGGGTGTGACGATCGGGATCACCGCGTCTGGCGCGTCGGACGGCGGCACCGGTACACCGTTGGCACCGACGTCGATCGGTGTGTTGAACGTGGGGACCGGGCTGTACCAGTACGTCTGGCACGTCGGCACCAGCGTGGCGCCCGGCTCGTACACGGTGACCTGGTCCGGGACCCGGTCGTCGGACAGCACGCTGGTCACGTACCAGCAGGTGGTGACGGTCGCCGCGCAACCGGCGGCCGCGCCACTCACCGGGGTGTACGCCACGGTCGCCCAGTATCAGGCCAAGACGGGTGACCAGTTCACCCCGGCGGCGACTGTCCAGCAGCGACTTCAGTTGGCCAGCGAGCAACTGGACGTCGCCCTGGTCGGTGCGGTGTACGCGGTCGACGCCGACGGCATGCCCACCGACCCCGGCCTCGTCGACACCCTGATGCGGGCGTGCTGCGAACAAGCCCGCTACCTCAACGCCCACAACGATGACGCGCAGGTGAAGCGGGAGTACGCGTCGACGAACGTCGGTGGCGTGTCCGTGTCGCGTGTCGCCTCCATGCAGGGTCGCGCGCTGCCGCCGATCGCACCGCAAGCCCTGGCCATCCTCCGCGTCGCCGGTGTCCTGCCGGCTGCGCCTCTTGTGAACTGGTAGGAGATCTCGATGTCAGCACCTCTCGCGCCCGGTGGGCCGGCCAGCATCCAGTACGCCCAGAACGCCGTCGCAGGCCAGCCCGACTCGACGTTCGTGTACGCCGCCAACGGTTTGGCCGAGACGATCCCCGCGGCCATGGCCACGACGACCTTGACCCTCGCGACCGGCACCGCATCCCTGGCCGCAGTGCACCTCGGCATCGGCACGGTGGTCTCCAACGTCGGGTTCGTCAGCGTCGCCGCCGCGGTCGGTCAGTCGCACGCCTGGGCCGTGATCACCGACCAGAACGGGATCGTGCTGGGCGCGTCGGCGGACCTGACGACCACGAACCTCGCGGCCACGACGTGGAACACGCTCGCGCTCGGCACGGCGGTCACCACGAAGTACTCCGGTCTCTACTACCTCGGCGTGATGGCAGCGTTCGCGACCACCGCGCCGACCGTGGCCGGCTCGACCGCACCCGTCGCGTCGATGACCTCGGGTACGGGTGCGCCGACGCCGAAGCTCGCCGTCACGTCGACGGCATTCGCCACCACCCCACCGGCGGTGGGTGCGTCCATGGCCACCCTGACCGCTGCGGGCGCGGCGGTCACTCCGTACCTGTTCTGCTCCTGAGGAGCCCTTGCCGTGCATGTGATCGCGGTCGTCGCCGAGTGGGCCTACCAGAACGTGGTGGGCAATCTCGTCGCGTCCGCGATCACGTTCGCCGCCGCGTGGGTGTGGAAGATCCGGCCACTGCACAAGAAGGTCAACCGGTTGCACGCCCACCTCATCGAGGGGGTGTGCGGGCATGGTGAAGACCGGTAGGCACCTGTGGGCGCAGCATCCGCACGTCGACAATGACCTCACCCTCGGCGAGCGGTGGGCGGACCGGCTCAAGGCCGGGTTCGGCACGTGGTGGTTCCTGGGGATCCTCAATGGCCTGTTCTTCACCTGGGTTGTCGTCGACGCCGTGTCGGGCAACAGGATCGACCCGGGCCTGTTCTACGCCAACCTGTTCCTCTCGTGGCTGGCCGGGCAGCAAGGTGGCGCGTTGCAGATCGCCGCGAACCGTGGGGACAAGAAGGCTGGCGAGCTGGCCCTGTCCACGCACGCGAACGGTGAGACGTTGCTGGACTTGAACCGGCAGCAGATGACGATCCTGAACGAGTTGCGGTCGCTGCGCGCCGAGGTTGCCGAACAGGTGGAGGGCCGCCATGGTCGCTGAAGCCGCGAACGCCACCGTCACGATCCTCCGCGCGACGAGTGCGACGAAGTACGGGCAACCGCAGGGATGGGCGACGTTGTACTCGCACGTGCCAGCGATCCTGGTGGATGACCTGCGGGGTAACCCGAACGTCTCGGACACGACACCGACCGGTACGCGGACGGTGGAGTGTCACCTGCCAACCTCCGTGGGTTTGCAGCCCAGTGACCAGATCAAGGATGAAGCGACTGGGTTGCTGTACCTGGTCGGGACGATCACGCAGCCGCCGACGTTGATGGGTGCACCGGTGGACACGAGGGTGACGTTGCAGTTGGTGACGCCATGAGCCTCGACGTCCAAGCGTTGATCAACGCGGTCCGGGACAAAGCGCTCGCGACTGGACTTTTCGGTGTCATCAACGGGCACGAGCCGGCGACACCGCTGCCGAACGGGTTGGACGCGGCGGTGTGGATGCAAGCCATCGGCCCGTCCAAGCAGTTCTCGGGCCTGTCCGCGACGGCCGCGTCGGTCATCTTGTGGATGCGGATCTACTCCAAGGCGCTGGACAACACAGCGACCCCGGCTGATCTGGACGCGATCGACCCGGCGATCGGTGACGCGACCTCGTCGATGATGGCGTTGCTGTCCGGTGACTTCGAACTCGGGAACACGGTGTTAGCCGTGGACCTGTTGGGGATGAACGGGGTCCCGCTGTCGTCGAAGGCCGGGAACATCGACGTGTCCGGCACTGTGTACCGGATCGTGGACATCACGATCCCGCTGATCATCGATGCCGTGTGGACGCAAGCACCGTGAGGAGACGCTGATGTGGGAGTGCGAGTCCTGTGGCTGCCAGGGGATCGCGGGTGACCTCGTGGTGTGCCCGGTGTGCCGTAAGGAACGGCCCGCGGCACCGGTCGGTGACCTCAACTTGGTCGGTGAGCATGGCCCGGAACTGTGGGACCGGAGCAAGTCCGTTGCGGAGAACCTGCGCGACGACCCCATGCTCGCCGGTGGCGGTCTCGTCTCGCCCGGGGTTACCCCACTGCTCGACGAGCCGGGTCCGGCGCCGTTCGTGATGCCCAAGCCCACGGTGCCGCCGGACACCGCAACGCCGCCAGCCAGCGAGCAGGGTGGTGACGGGGATGGCTGATGTCACGTTCTCCGGGCCATTCTTCGAACCGACCGGTGACCAGCTCCTGGCCGACGGCGTCCTGGCCGCCCGGCACGCGGTCGCGGACAAGGGTGTGGAGCTGGTGCGGGCGGTATTCGACGAACGCATCCGCGTCAACACCGGTCACCACACGTCGTCGATCACGACGACGGACGAGTCCCGCACGTACACCTCGGACACCGGTCGTAAGGCGTACTCGATGGACGTGGACGTGCCGGACGACACGACAGTGGTGACGACGTCGAACGCGACCTACGGGCCGTGGTTGGAAGGCGTTGGTAGCCGGAACCCGGTGACACGGTTCAAGGGCTACCGGGGTTTCGAGGACGCGGCGACCGAGCTGGACGGGCAGGCCGAAGAGATCGCGACCGAGGCGTTGGCGCCGTACATCGAGAAGCTGAACGGGTGATCGCATGGCCAAGACTTCCGGGCTTGCCAGTCATTTCTTCGTCGGCGGCTACGACCTGTCCGGCGACACGTCCGCGCTGGACCAGATCCGTGGTGGCCCGGCGCTGCTAGACGTGACCAGCATCCTCAAGTCTGCGCACGAACGTCTCGGTGGCCTCGCTGACGGTTCGATGCAGTTCACCGCGTTCTTCAACAACGGCCCCGGCGCGGAGCATGTGGCACTGTCGCCGTTGCCGCGTACGGACACGATCGGCTCGTACATGGCCGGTTCGACACTCGGCAACCCGGCGGCGTCGATCAACGCGAAGCAGGTCGGGTACGACCCGACGCGCGACACGAACGGGAACTTGACCGAGAAGGTCCAGTTGCAGGCCAACGGATACGGCCTGGAATGGGGTGTTGCCCTGACCGCTGGCCCTCGGACGGACACGGTCGCGACGACTGGTACGGCAGTCGACAGCGGCGCGGGGTTCAGCACGCCGGCAGTGCCCGCGTCGACCACGCCGGTCACGAACACATCGCCGCTACCCGCGACGGTGGTGATCTCCGGCGGCACGTTGACCAACGTGTCGGTCGGCGGCGCCACCGTCGGAACCGGGGATGGCACGTACACGGTCCCGGCGGGCTCGACGATTTCGATCACGTACAGCGTGGCGCCGACGTGGACGTGGACGTTGGTGACGACGTTCGGGGCGCAGGCGTACCTGCACACGACCGCGTTCACGGGCACGTCGGTGGATGTGAAGATCGAGCACTCGGCAGACAACTCCACGTGGGCGACGCTGCTGGACTTCGGGTCGGTGTCCGCGATCGGCGCGTTACGGGCCACGGTCGCCGGGAACGTGAACCGTTACCTGCGGGCCACGACCGGCGCAGGAACGTTCTCCAGCATCACGTTCTTCATCAACTGCAACCGGAATCCCGTGGCGGTGAGCTTCTGATGACTGACATGGTTCAGGTGCCGTTCGGGAACACCATGGTGTCCCGAATCCGGCCAGCGGCCGGCGCCGAACACTACAAGACCTACGGTGCCGTGCTGCCAAGAAAAACCCACTGGGTCTCGGCCACGTGCCAGGAAATCGACTGCGAACCGTACCTCAACGGCTGGTCCATCGACTCCACCATCCTGACCGAACAGGACCAGGCGGTGATCAAACAGGCCGGGTACCGGTACATCGTCGTGGACACCCTGTGGGTGTTCGAGGCCGGGCAACCGTGCTTCAAGTCCTCGCAGCACCAGCGGGAAAACGGTCGGCCGCCGGTGTACTTCGAGCGGCGCGGCGACTGGCGTGGCGACCCGACCGGTGAAGGTCCGCGCATCCACAAGAACGCGGACGACTGGGTGGACTCCTTCGCAACCAACCTGGACCGCGTCAACGCGGCCATCGAGAAAGGATGAGTCGTGGCAAAGACTTCGGGCCTCGGAGCAGTCATTAAGGTGGCGGACGCCTCCGGCACTCCCCAGACGATCACGAATGACATCACCGACTACAACTTCGCCACGCCGATGGCCGTGCAGGACGTCACGGGTGTGGACAAGTTCTCGCACGAGCGGCTGCTGCTGTTGGGTGACTTCACGGTCACGTTGAAGGGTGTGTCGAACTACGCGGCGAACATGAGCCACGCGGTGTTTTCCACGATCTCGTCCACGCGGGTGAACCGGTCGGTGGAGATCGACCCGATCGGCACGACGGTCGGCAACCCGAAGCTGGTGGTCAACTGTGTGCTGACCGACTACCAGCGGACCCGCGCGAACACCGGTGCCGACACCTGGCAGGTACCCGGGTCACTCGCCGACGGCAACACGGTCACCTGGACCACCAACTGAGCCTGCGTCGGTGGGTCACGCGGCCCACCGACGCCTGAACATGAAAGGGGGAACCGGCTGTGGGTTTCCGGGTACCACGCACCGTCTACGCCCTCGTGTTCGACGGCACCCCATTGGAGGGTGCGCACATCCGTGTCGAGGCGATGACGATGGACGAGCGGCTGCACGCGTTCTTCGACCTCGAACCGAAGGAGGCCGACACGGTCGCGGAAAAGAAGGCCAAACAGGACCAGCGGTTCCAGATGCTGATCGATCACGTCGTCGAATGGAACCTGGAAGACCGTGACGGGCAGCCAGTCCCCGTCACGGTGGAGGGCCTGTTCAAGGCGTGTGAACCGGAGCAGGCCGGCGGCATCCTGGGCGCGTGGACGTCGGGGAGGCAGTCAGTCCCGGCCCCTTTGGAACCCGAATCTCCCGGTTCCTCGCTGTCGGAGATCCCGATGACTGTCCTGCCGAGTACGCCCGCGCTCGCTTCATAGACCGGATCCTGAAGCGGTACCCCGGTTACACCTACTCGTCGTTGCTGGCCGAGTCGGAAGACCTGCTGTGGCACATGACCCTCGCTGACTACGGGAAAGGGGGTGAAATAGCAGGTGAATGAAGTGCAGATCAATGTGACCATGGTCGACGGCACTGCCGCGACCAAGGACGAGATCAAAGCGAAGTACAAGGAGTACGCCGAGGGTTTCCAGCCGATCGAGATCACCGCGACGAATCCGATTGATGAGGCGTTCGTCGCGGAGGTCAACGCCGGCCTGAAAGCCGCCGGTGAAGAGGCGCTGGATATCCCCGTGACCGCCGACACCGAAGAACTGCGGGCGCAGTTGGTGGAGGATCTGGCGTTCTTCCGGGAGCAGGCCGGGGACCCAGTGTTGTTGGCCGCGCCGAACACGGATTCGTGGCGTGAAGGCGTGCTGGGTGCGATCGAGGAGATGCGCGCGGAGATCGCGGGCGCGATACCGGATCTTGAGATCCCGGTGGAGACGAACGCAGCCGATGTCCTAGCCAGCGTGGTCGCGGATGTGGAGGCGACCCGCGCCGAGATCGGCTCGATTGTGGTCCCGGTCGAGGCGGACACCGCAGCGTTTGGGTCGTTCGCTGGGGAGATCAACGCGTTCTCGGCCTATCCGTCGTACCCAGGTGCAGCTCGGTTGTCACCGTACGAGGCGCCGTTCGGCGGTCTGAGTGGCTCCTTGGACAATCCCTATGGGTCGATCGGGTACACGCCGGCTGAGTTGTCGACGATGCAGAGTTTCATCCCGCCGGGGGCGTATGCGGGCGGCTGGCAGAGTGCGTTCCCACCGTTGAGTGGGGGGCCGCTGTTCGGCGGTGGGGAAGACCTGTCTGCGGCGGCGCGGGCACAGATCGCGCAGGCCGGGAACGAGTTGACGTTGCCGGTGAAGGCGACGAACCCGATTGATGACGCGTGGATCGCGCAGGTGCGCTCGTCGATCCGGTCAGTCGCGGTGGACGCGCTGTCGATCCCGGTGAACCCGGAGTTGGAGGACTTCGAGACCCAGTTGGAGGCGACACTCACCCAGTTGGCGGAAACGTCGAAGCTCGATGTCCCCGTCGACGTCGGCGACGCGATGATCTTCCGTGAGCAGGTGCAGCAGCTCGTCCAGCAGGTCGAATCGTCGGTCAAAGCGGTGATCGACGTGCAGATCAGCAACGAAGGTGCGCTGACCGATCTCCAGCAGAAGACAGCGGCCGCGGCTCAGGCTGATCTGGAGTTGGTGGCAGCGCAGGACAAACTGAACCAAGCCACGGCATCCGGTGATGACGACGCGATCGTCAAGGCCCGCAACGACGTCGAGGCCGCGACCAAGGCCGACAAGGACGCTACCGAGGCGTTGACAGCAGCGCAGGCGGCGGCGGCCGAGGGTGAGGAGGTGGTCGCGGACGCGACGAACAAGGCGTCGCTGTCGATGCGTGGCCTCATGGACGCCATGGGCCCACTTTGGATGATCATGAATGTTGCGCAGATTGCGATGTTCGCGTTCGGTGGCTCGTCCTCGTCGGCCGCGACCCAAGCGCAGGACGCGTCCTCGCAGATCATCGCGTTGGGTGAGGCGACCGGGCAGACCGCGCAGAACCTGCTGATGGGCAACCAAGCCACCCAGCAGACAGCCTCCGACCTGAACAAGGCGGGCACGTCGGCAACCCAGTTCTCGCAGGCGTTCGCGACCGGTGCGGCGTCGGCGAAGGAATACGTGACGTCGCTGCAAGCACAGCAGCAAGCGCTGGCGAACCAGCACACCACCATCACGCAGACCATCATGGACAACGCCGACCAGACGAACACGACCGTCCAAACAACCGTGTCGATCGCGCAACTGTCCGGCATGGTCCAGCAGCACACCGTCGCGTTGAGTGATCTGACGCCGGCACAGCAGAAGGCGGTCCAGCAGTACGACGCGCTAGGCGGGTCCGGTGGTGCGATCGCCCAGGCCCAGAATGCCTTGAACGGGCTGCTCGCGACCGAGAAACAACAGGACCAAACCCTGGCCGCGCTCGGTGTGCACCTGTCCGAGGCACAGAAGCTGTACGAGAACTACGGCTTCGGTGTGCAGTCAGCGGCGAAGGGCCTCGCGGACGCTGAGGCCGGGTCGACGTACCTGGAGGACTCCGTCGACAAGGCGTCGATCGCGGCTGGTCAGGGTGTGCAGCAGTGGCAGCAGCTACAGGCCGCGGTGACCTCGGCGCGGCAGGCGTACGACGCGGCTGGTCAGGGTGTGGCTAATGCTGAGCATTCGGTGGAGCAGGCGCAGCAGGGTGTGGCGTCGGCGATCCATGCGGAGCAGCAGGCTGTGTTGGCGGTCCAGGCGGCGCAGACCGCGTACACGAACAGCTTGTATCAGGAGGGGCAGGCGCAGCAGGCGGTGACGGCGGCTCGTGCGGCAGCCGAGCAGCAACTGATCTCGCTCCAGTTGCAGGCGAACGACGCTGCGACGTCGGTGGACAACGCGAACCTGAGCTTGTTCAACGCGCAGCAGAACGCCGGGAAGTACGGGGTGAACGCTGGGAATGCGCAGCAGATAGCGGACACCCAGAACATCACGGCCGCAAACGCCGCGCAGGTCCAGGCCGCGATCCAACTGGTCCAGGCCGAGAACGCACTCGCGGACGCGCAGAACTCCAGTACGAACGCGCAGTCGTCGCTGAACACCGCTCGGCAGCAGGGCGTCGACGGCAACCCGCAGGTCCTGGCGGCTGAACACGCGCTCCAGCAGGCGCAGGATGCGGTCGCGACGGCCGCGCAGGGTGTCACCAATGCGCAATACGCCCAGCTGCAGGCCGCCCAACAGGTGGGCAACGCGGAATGGTCCCTCCAGGCGGCGAGCCTTGCGGTCGGACAGGCGGAGAACGCTGAGGCGAGCGCGGCGGCCGCACTGAACACGGCACAGCAGAACCTTGGGCTCTCCACGGACGGCCACACCCGCTCGGTGGACGCGAACACGCTGGCGGGTGCGCAGAACCGGCAGGAGCTGGCGAACCTGTTCATCGCGTTGCAGAACGCGACCGGGAATACGCAGATCGCGACGCAGTGGACCGAGCAGTACGGCGGCCAGATGGACTTCTCGAAACAGAGCATCGATAACGTTCTGGGCTCGTTGAAGGGTCTCAACGGGACGAACGCGAAGTTCTCCATCGAGGGTGACCCGTCGATCAACATGATGCAGTTGAGGCAGGACGCGCTTCAGATCGGTCTCGACGTCAACGCCCTGTTCGGTGGCGGTCACGCGGTCGGCGGCCCGGTTGGCAGCGGTATCGCCCTGGTGGGTGAGCAGGGACCAGAGCTGGTGCACCTGGCACCTGGATCGACGGTGATGCCGTACGCGAACACGCAGAAGATGTTGAAGGGTTTCGCGGCCGGCGGGTCGGTGGGGTCGCTGGACAACCCGATGAACGCGCTGACGGCGAACTTCCCGATGGCGGCCGGGTGGGCGGCATGGGATGCCGTGGCGCAAACCAACCACGTCCTCGGGGGTGGCCCCACACCCCAGTTGCCGGCGCCGGGAAACAACGATCTTGGCCCGTTCGCGGCTGGGGCAGCAGCGGCTGGTGGTTCCATGGCGGCATCGTCCGCGATCGCGGCGGCGGCGCAGGCGTACGCGGCGAGTCGCCTCGCGGCGCACGGGTGGGGCCCGGACCAGATGCCCCCGTTGATCAAATTGTGGAATCAGGAGTCGGGGTGGAACCCGTACGCCGTCAACCCGAGCAGCGGCGCGTACGGCATCCCCCAGTCGTTGGGCCACGGGCACCCGTACGACCTCGGCGATTACGTGGCCCAGGTCAACTGGGGCGAGGACTACATCGCCGGCCGCTACGGCAGTCCAGCGGCGGCGTGGGCGCACGAGCGGGCGTTCAACTGGTACCGGGCAGGTGGATCGTCCGGTGGTGGTCTCGCGATGGTCGGCGAGGAAGGCCCGGAACTGGTGACGGTCGGCGGTGGCACGCCGGTGGCGGCGCCCGGACAGCATGCACCGGGTGTGATGCGGATCGAGTTCGGTGGCGGCGCGGACGGGTGGATGGCGTCGGCGTTCAAGAACGCCGTGCGGGCCGGACAGATCCGGTTCACCCTGAACGGGACGCAGGTGGTGGTGGGATGACCACGTTCCCCGCGTCGTTCCCGACGACATCGGTGCTGCCGGTGACGTGTGAGATGTTCGCCGCGAACGACTGGCACGACATCACGTCGGACGTGCTGACTCGCGAGTCGGGCAACATCACCATCACCCGCGGGCTGCCGAACGAGGCGACCAGCATCACAGCGTCGCAGTGCCAGTTCGAGGTCAATAACCGGCTCCACAACGGCGAATCCGGGCTGCGGTACTCACCAAACGACCCAATGGGGCCGTTCTACGGCAGCATCGGCCGGAACACACCGGTGCGAATCAGCATCGGCGCGGAGGTGGACACGTTCGCCCGGACGGTGTCGAACGGGTGGGGAACCAACGACTCTGGTGACTCGTACAGCTACGTGTTCGCCGGGTCCGGTGACGGCACGAATAGTTTCGCCGTCAGCGGCGGTGTGGGCACGCAGACCGTGTCCAGCACCGCGGCGTACGTGATAGCACACACGACGCAGACGTGGTCGGACGTGGACGTCGCGGTCACCGTGTCCGTCCTGCCGGGTGTCGGGGTGACCGGCGGGCAGATCGAACCGGCGAACATTGTGCTACGCGGCCAGTCCTCGACCCTGTACTACATGGTCCGGTGCACCATCCAGACCGGTGGCGCGGTGACGCTGCAACTGATGGACTACAACAACACCGCCATCGCGAGTGCGGTGACCGCCACGGTGACTCACTCGGCGGCGACGTTGCGGGTCCGGGCGCAGGTGGAGGGTGGCACGCTCCGCGCGAAGGTGTGGGACCCGTCCACGACGGAACCGTCCGGGTGGCTGGTGGTCGGGAACTACATGGACGGTGTGATCAGTTCGGGGATGCAGCAGATCGACACCGCCGGTTGGGTGGGTGTTCGGTCCGGTATCTCGGCGGGGAACACGAACGCGAACCCGATCGTGTTCTCCTACAGCAACCTGGTGATCCGGGTGCCGCGTTACGCCGGGTACCTGTCGTCACTGGTTCCCACGTCGGACGTGTCCGGGATCGACAAGTACATGCACGCCACCGTCGCCGGGCCGCTACGGCAACTGAACCAGGGACAGTTGCCCGGGCAATCGACGCTGCGGCACGACATTCCAAGCCTCGCGAACCTGGTCGCGTATTGGCCGTGCGAAGACGGGTCCGCCGCGACACAGTTCGCTTCCGCTTTCCCTGGTGGGACGCCGATGGCGTTGGGGATCAACACGACGGGGACACCTCCGACGCTCGCGTCGGACTCGACGTTTGTCGGCAGCGCGCCGCTGCCCGTGGTGAACGCGTCGTCGTGGCTGGGCTACGTCGGGTCGTACCTGGTGCCGGTGCCAGCGGCGGTGCAGGTGCGGTGCCTGGTGCACCTCCCAGCCGCCGGGACACTCGCCGACGGAACGTCCATCATCCGATTCTGGACCTACGGTCAGGGGTCGGGCACCACCCGGTGGTTGATCTACTACGGCAACGTCGGTTCGAGCGGCAATCTCGGTGTGACGACCATCGACCCGCTCGGGAACGTGGTCAATGACACGGGAGAGATCGCGTTCGGCTTGGACGGGAAAGCGTTTCGACTCGGCTTGTCGATCACTCAGTCCGGGTCGAACCTGAACTGTCAGCTGTCGGCCTACACGCAGAACGCGCCGGCCGCGGGCTACACCAACTTCACGATCAACAACTATGCGGTGACCTCGGTGCAGGCGGTGCAGGTCGGTTCGTCGGACCTGGGCTTGACGCAGACAGCGGTGGGTCATGTGACGGTGGAGGATGCCGCGACCGACATTTTCGCGTTGTCGCAACAGTTCAACGGGTTCGTCGGCGAACACGCGTCCGACAGACTCAAGAGGCTGTGCGGGTATATCGGTACGGAGTTCAACTATGTCGGCGACTCCACCGCGAAATCGGTGCAGATGGGTCCGCAGCCGGTTGACACGATCCTGAACCTGATCACGTCGTGTGCGACCACGGACGGTGGCCTGTTGTATGAGGGGAAGGGTAGTCCGGCGCTTGTGTACCGGACGTCAGGCGGGCACCTGAACCCTGGTGGCGCGCAAGTCGCGCTCGACGCAGGCCAGAATCAGCTGTCGGCGTGGCCCCAGGTCACCTACGACGACTTGCAGCTGCACAACGACATCATCGCGCAGCGCACCGGTGGGTCTTCGTACGAGACGAGCCTCACCACGGGCGCGCTGTCGACGCAGGCACCACCGAACGGTGTCGGTATCTACTCGAACTCGCTGACGGTGAACACCCAGACAGACCTGATGCTCGTCGACGTAGCCGGGTGGGCGCTGCACCTCGGGACGGTGCCGGACGCCCGCTACCCACAGGTGTCGATCAACATGGCGTCCACGCACCTCACGGCGAACGCGGCGTTGTGGTGGGCGATCCTCGGTCTGAACCCTGATGACTTCGCGACCATCGCGAATCTTGCCGCCGACACGGTGACACTGCTGGTGCGCGGCTACACCGAGGTGCTGACACAGCTCAGCTACACCTTCGTGTGGAACTGCGCGCCCGGCAGCCCATACACGGCTGCGATCCTGGACCAGAGCTTCCGGTTGGACTCGGACGGGACCACGTTGCACGCGGTCATTAACACCACAGCGAACTCGTTCCAGGTGGACATTTCCGACGGCACCCTGTGGACCACCGTCTCGTCGGACTGGCCGTTCGACGTTGTTGTGGACGGTGAGCGGATGACCGTTGGCTCAGTGTCCGGCACCTCCTCGCCGCAGACGTTCTCATCGGTCACTCGGTCGGTGAACGGCGTGGTCAAGACCCACTCGGCCGGGGCGAAGGTGTCCCTGTTCACGCCGTGCTACCTGGGGATGGGGGGCAACTGATGGCTTACTGGGCAGCGGGCATGAAGCTCACCGGCGCGCGGATGAACGCCGCGCCGGGCCGGTACCCGGTCGGCGGCGACCAACGCGGCACGGGCACGGTGTCCACGTCGGGCACCACCGAGTTGGCGGTGTGCACCACGGACGTCCTCGCGCTCGACGCCAGTTCGCTGTACGTGATCACGTTCGCGACCCAGGCGGCCACTAACAGTTCGACCGCTGAACGCTGGATTCAGCGGATCCGTAAGACCAACGTGACCGGGACTCAGCTCGCGGTGGACCATCTCTCGCCGGCCAATGAGGCCGGGGAACCGATCGGCGAGGTGCTTACCTGGCTGTACCCGACGACCGCGACGGAGAACACCGCGTTCTGTGGGACGTTCGTGCGGGACACGTCCAACAGTGCTGGGAACACGGCGACGTTCGGCGGCTCACCGGCCAGCGGTACGTACATTTTGGTGGAGAAACTGCTGTTCTTGAACGGTGTCATGGAGACCACGTGACGGTCAGGACCTACAGTTAACTGGAGCTTGGAAGGAGGCGAGCTTGAGTGGCCTGGGCACCCTCTTCGTTGGCATCGCGGCAATCATCAGCTCGCTCGTCTCGGCCGGTGCGCTGCTGGTCAGTGTCCGGCGTGGTAGCAACCGGGAAAACCAGCGCGCGGCGGAGGTCGCTGTCCAGGTGGTCCAGAACGCGTCCTCACCGGAGGGTGACAGCAACGTGGTCGTCATCGACCCGAAGGAGCGCGGTGTGAATGGACACTGAGCGGGTCGTTGAGCACGCTGCGGTTGCCGCGCGTGACCCGAAGTGGCGTCGCCTCGCCACCGTGTTCGCTGGGCTGATGGTGGTGGCCACGGTCGCGGCGGTTGTGTTGGCGTTCTTGAACTTCGCGGAGGCGCAACGCCTGGCGCAACAGCAGGCCGATGCGGCGCTTGCGGCGCAGCAGTTGGCGCAGCAGGTGCGGTCGATGGGTGGCGTGCCGGCTGTGTCGCCGCCGGCGCCGGTGACTGGCCCGGTGGGTCCTGCTGGGGCGGCTGGCCAGAACGGCGCACCAGGTCCCCCTGGACCGCAGGGCCCGGAGGGTCCGCCTGGGCCGACGGGCCCGACTGGCCCGGTTGGGTTGGCTGGGCCGGCCGGCGCGAATGGTGTGAACGGCCAGCCTGGCGTGGATGGTCCCAGTGGCCCTGCTGGGCCGTCCGGTGTGCAGGGGCCTGCTGGGCCGGCTGGCCCGCAGGGGGCACCTGGCCCGACTGGTCCCGCAGGGCAGGACGGTAGGCCGCCGTCGGGTTGGTCGTGGACGGACAAGTTCGGCACGACGTACACGTGCACCCGCGACAACACGGATGACTCGAATCCGACGTATGCCTGTACGGCGACGAAAGGACCTCTGGGATGACGACCCCTACCCGCACGCCCGGCCGGTACGGCCGCAAGCCGAACGACCCCACACGGGACCGTGTTTGCCTCACTGCGGCGCACGTTCCCGCGTCCTACTCGCCGCCAGCCACCGTGGACCGCTACTCAGCGGTGCCGGCCGCGTCGTGGGGCATGGACGGTAACGACTCGGTCGGCGATTGCACGTGCGCCGATGTGGACCACGAGGTGAAGGCGGCACAGGTCGCGGCCGGCAACCCGCAAGTGCAGTCCACGGCGGCCGAGGTGCTCGCGGCGTACTCGGCGATCACCGGCTACAACCCGGACGACCCGTCCACGGATCAGGGCGCGGAGATGCAGGCCGTGCGGGACTATTGGCGCACGACTGGGTTCACGCTCGGCGGGACCGTGCACAAGGTGGTGTTGTTCGCGGAGCTGCCGTGCCAGGACACCACGACGGTGCGGTGGGCATTGGACCAGTTCGGCACGGTCGGTGTCGGGGTGAACCTGCCGGCCGCTGCGCAGCAGCAGTTCGCGGACGGGCAGCCGTGGGATGTGGTCGCGGACGACGGCGGGATCGACGGTGGCCACGCGGTCGCCCTGGTGGGCTACGACACCGACTACGCGTACGTGCTGACGTGGGGTCAGGTGCAGCGGGCGACGTGGGCATGGTGGGCCCGCTACGTCGAGGAGTGCTGGACCACGTTGGACGAGGACTTCGTCAACACCGCCTCGGGCAAGGACGAGTTGGGTGGGACCCTGTATGACCTCGGCGCGCAGTTCGAGAGGGTGACCGGCCAGCCCAATCCGTTTCCGGCGCCACAGCCTAGTCCAGCTCCTGTGCCTGTTCCTTCGCCGACTCCTGAACCGGTGCCGCAGCCTGTTCCGCCGTCACCCACACCGGGGCCGGCGCCGGACACCGATCCGGTCGATCTCGCGTTGGTGGCCGTGGCGGGGCCGTGGGCGAACGAGGAGCACCTGACCCACACTGCTCGCGCGGTCGCGCGGGCGATCCGTACGTGGCGCCAGAGCAAGGGCTTGTGAGGTGGTCGCATGGTCCTGATGTACGACAGCGTCACCCCGTCCGCGATCCCGTCAAACGCGGCAGCGGTGGCCGGGTACGTGGATGGCGCGTACCGGTGGTCCGATGCGGACTGGGCGCGGTTTCCCGGCGCGGTGAAGGTCCGCATTGCGGTGTTCCCTTGGACCCCTGACGGGCATGTGCTGGATGTCGAACGGGGTGACGCCACGCCGGGTCAGGCTCCGGGGTGGGTGGCGATGCGGCAGCGGGCTGGCCTGAAGCAGCCGCAGATCTACTGCAACGCCAGCACGCTGCCCGCTGTCCGTGCCGCGTTCGCCGCTGTCGCGATGCCGGTGCCGCCGATCTGGGTGGCGCAGTACGACGGCGTGCCCACCATCCCGGCCGGGTGCGTGGCGAAACAGTACGCCGACCCGCCTTCGTCGGGCGGGAACTACGACGTGTCCAACGTCAGCCAGGCGTTCTTGGACGCCGTGACAGGAGGAACCGTGACCGCACCATCCGCAAACGACAACGCCACCACCCTCATCAACTGGCCACTGGCCACGCCGGAAGCCCCGGCGGGCACCAAGGGGCGTCAGCTCGGCGACGTGTGGGCCGACGCCGAGCGCGTCAAGGACCTCACCAACGGCACCGTGATCCCGCTGCTGAAGGCGATCCAGGCGGCCGTGACCCAGACCGACGCGGACGTGAAGACCAGCACCAGCAGCATCCTCGCCGCCGTGGCGGCCGGAGTGCAGGTGACCCTGACCGCCGAGCAGGCCGCCCAGATCGAGGCGCAACTGGCGCACGCGCTGCCCGGTTACGTCGTCAACATCACCCCGGCCCCGGCCGCGAACTGAAGGAGCCACCCATGTCCCGCTACTCGAAGGCCATCGCCGCGCTGCTGGGCGGTCTCACCCCGGCTGTCGTGATGGTCCTGCTCGGCCTGGTCGGTGTGCACGTGGGTGTGACGGTGGCGACGGGGATCTGCACGGTCGCCGCGACGCTCGCCACCATCCTCGCCCCGGCCAACGCGACGGCGCGGCCGCCTGTGGTCAACCCGAAGCCCTGACCGTGTTACCTCTGCGCCGACTGGCCGCGGTCGCCGCTGTCCTGGCTGCGGTCCTCGGTGGTGTCGGTGCACCGGTGGATGCGGCGGCGGTCCCGGCACCGGTGACGATCAGCGGCCTGGACCTGCACGACGGCAGCGTCGCCCAGTTCGGCGGGACGCTGTACGCGTACGGCACGGAGTACGACTGCGGCTTCAGTTGGCGGTCGTCGTCACCGTGGTGCGGGTTCGGTGTCAGCACCGCGCCGTCGCTGGCTGGACCGTGGTCGCCGCCGACGCTGTTGTTCTCCCCATCGGACACGATTTCCGCTCAGCCCGGCTGGGCTGACGACGCCTCGACGTGGCAGACCTTGTGCGGGTCGACCGGTGCCGGGTGCTTCAACCCCCGCATGGTCATGAGGACAGACGGTGTCTACGTCCTGTGGTTCAACGCCCCAGCGGATTCCGTGCGCGGGAACGGGTTCTACGCGATGGGCTGCAACGGGCCGACCGGCGGGTGTGGCGCGCACGCCGGCGCCCCGCACGGCACGACCCGGAAGCCGAGCTTGTGGGTGTGCGGCGCGGCTGACGGCGACTTCAGCGTCGTCGGCGCGGAGACCGGTAGCCCGGTGCTGATGTGCGGTGACGACTCCGCCACCAATGGCATCGACCTGGAGCAGTTGGACGGGTCGTGGGTCAACGGCGACGGCACCGGGTCCACCAACCTCGCGGGCCTGGGCACACCGGCCGGCGTGGAGGGTGTGGGTGCCTACCACGACCCTCTGACAGGCACGTGGGTCATGATCGCGTCCGATCCGGCCTGCGGGTACTGCGCGGGCACCGGGTCGACGTACGCGACCGCACCGGCACTGCTCGGGCCGTGGAGCTACCCGGCCAACCTGTTCCAGGCCGGCGGACCGCCGCACGCCCGCGCCATGTTCTCGGCGAGCAGTTGCGGTGGCCAGCCGCGCACGGCCTTCGTCCTCGGCGGACAGCCCTACGAATGGATCGATATGTGGACCGGTACCGCCAACGAGGCGGGCGCCACGGTCCGGTTGGAGCCGCTGACCTACACACCCTCGACCCGACACGCTGGTGACGGCCAACCGTGGATTCCGGAGCTCGCCCCGTACCAGTGCTCGTGACCCAAATCTCGTTTTGCGCCAACGCTTTCCGCTCTGTCCGAGTAGGATTGTAGCAGGCGGAAAGCCTTTCGACTCCCGGCTGGTTGCCTGAGGGGACGACCAGCCGGGTCTCACGTTGCTGTTCCCCTCATCCCCTCACTGGAGAAGACATTGTCCGAGATCGTTCACATTCCATTCCACGGTGACGACCTACTCACGACGGACTACGCGGGCAAGCCGCACATCGTGCTCAAGCCAGCCATCGAGGCCATCGGACTGAGCTATGACGCACAGCGCGTCAAGCTGCAAGGCAAGTCATGGGCACGCACCGCGCTGATCGCGGTGCGTCAGGGTGACGGTCGGTTGCGGGAAGTAGTCGCCGTCGATGTGCGCACCTTCCTGATGTTGCTCGCCACCGTGGACGAGAAACGGGTCGCCGAGCACGTCCGCCCGAAGCTCGTCGCCTATCAGTCCGAGGTCGCTGACGTGATCGAGGCGTACTGGACCCGTGGCCACGCCGTGAACCCGCGTGCCGTACGGCAACTCGGCCCGGTCACCTACGACTGGGACGAGGCTGCCGCCGTGATGCGGCAGGACTTCGACCGCGACATCACCACGCACGAACTGACGCGGCTGCTGCGGGCGGCTGGTGTGCTGAAGATGGACTGCCGGCACCCGCGCGAGAAGTTCAAGTACCTGTTCTGGTTCACCGGCACGCACTGGGAGATCCACCAGCACGCCGTGCCGTTACTGCTGCGCAAGGCTGAGGATGTGGGTCGGCAGTTGCAGGAGTACCGGTTCATTCAGGGCCGGTTCGAGTTTGACGAGCTTGACACCGCATCGCCTCCTCGGCTGGCGTCGTAGCTGGCCGGCGTCCCCCACCGGCCGGAAGGCCCCTCCTCGCTGTCGCTCAACCGTCTCGCCACGGAACGGGAGCAGTGCGAGGAGGGGCCCTTTTCGTGTGCGCACAGGACGTCTGCGCGTCCTGTCCGAGGGGTTGCGCACACTCACCTACCGCGGTCCCACATCGGCCGTGGGGCCGCGGCAGGTCTGGGGTCAGCGGCCGATGCCGTGTCGGGATCGCCATCGAGCGATCAGACGACTGCGGATGGGCCACGTGACGATCGCGGCCCAGCGGGGTAGGTGGATCTGGTGGTGGCCGATCAGGTAGTACCACTCGGTGCGGTGGCCGCAGCCGATGCCGTACACGGTGAGCCCCCTTTCCTTGTGGGCCTCGTGCAGCCCCCACACTCACGCCCCACCTGGGGGGTTTCCCAGGGGGCTGCACGAGGGTCTATTTCGTGCCCGTGCCGTGGCAGCGCGGACAGGTGATTGTCTTGGCCACGCCACTGCTGTCCTGGGTCACAACCGTCCTGTTGCCGTTGCACCGGGGACACGCGTCGTCGGGCATCGGTCAGAACCCCCGCTGCTGTTCGGCGGTGTCGGTTGCGGTCATCTGTCGGGCTACCTGCTCGCCGAGCTCCAGTGCGGCGCCGATAAGGCACATCGGACAGCGGCCGTGGCTGTCGGTCGGCGCGGCTAGGTCCGCGCGGGCCTTTGTGCGGCCGCAGAAGGACTCTTGTTGGTCGCCGCCGCGCCAGGCGTGGGGGGTGTGGTCGGTGTCGTCGAGCCAGACACCGCCGAGCACCTCAACCGGATCGGTCGGCCGTGGGGTGCCGGTCACCGGGATCTTTCCTTGCGTAGGAAGTCCGCTTCGTCGGCGGCTACGCATTCCGAGGGCAGGAGCATGCGTTGGATCTCGCCGACGTCGTCCCGGACCGGGAAGGTGTAGCCGCCGCCTGGTTCGTAGGGCTGGACTTCGCCGGTGCGGACGCTCCCGTCGACCCGGTAGGCCACTCGAATGCCGGGCTTAGGGCGGTCGGTGAGCCGACCCATGGTCGTCGCGGTGGTCATCGCTGTGTCCGGGGTGGGACCGCGGACCGGTCGGGGTCGGGGGATTCGGGGTCTCCCGACCGGTCCGCGGAGATCATGGTGGCGGTCACGATGTCTCGCCGCCTGTGGGTTCGCTCGTCAGCGTGCTGATCGCTGAGGCGAGAGTGAGCCGGATCATCTGAGCGTCCATCAGGCTCAGTTCGGTGAAGTCACCCGGATTGCCGTCGGCGTCGCGGAATCGCATCCGGATCTTCTTCGGCTGACCCGGGTCGGAGGTCTCGATGTCGACCTCCCGGTCACCGACCGGATGGGTCCACTTCGCCATGTCCGTCACCGTCCCCGCTACGCTGCCTACGACTCCACAGGTGGTCTAAGACCAGAGTGATGGTCTGAGACCAGATAGGCAATGCCCCGATCGGGGGATGCGGAATCCGGCGCCGCAAGGCTCTACGCTGTGGTCTATGACCGAGACCAGTCCGAGCCGCAGTGCCCTCGTCCGCGAACTGGGCGCCGAGGTCAAGCAGGCCCGCGAGGGTGCTGGACTCGGGCAACGGGAACTGGCCAAGGCCGCCGAGATCAGCAGCCACTCACGGATCTCCGAACAGGAGTCCGGCAAGCGGCTACTGCCGCCTGACGAACTCGGCCGGATCTTCACCGCACTCGGCCTGCCTGATTCGGAACGGGAACGGCTGCTCGGCTTGGCGCGGGCCGCCGAAGGACCGGGCCAGCTCAACACCGGCCAGCCGGGCATCGACGCCACGCTCGCCCAGCTGATCGATCACGAACGCGCGGCCACGAGGATCATCGACGCGTCACCTCTGCTGATCCCCGGCCTGTTGCAGACCAGCGCCTACGCCCGCGCAATCATGGGTGACGAACCGGATTCCGAACTGCGGGTGACGCTCCGGTCCGGGCGGCGGGACATCCTGATCAGGCCGCGTGATCCGGTGCAGCTGTTCGCGTTGATCGACTCCGAGGCGCTGGTTCGGCCGATCGCGCCACCGCTGGTGATGCTCGACCAGTGGCGGCACATCCTTCAACTGGCCGAATTGGACAACGTGACGGTGCAGGTCGTGTCCAGCATGGTCCCCGGCTACCATCCGATGCTCGCCGGCCCGTTCGAGGTGATCTTCTTCGAGAAGGCCGCACCCATTGTTCTCCTCGACCACTACGCGTCCTCAGCGTTCCTGTGGAAGGAAGACGCGCTCAAGTTCGTCGAGGCGGCAGAGGAGATCCGCACCAAGGTGGCGATGACCCCGGAGGAGTCGACCAGGGTCATCGCCGACATCGTCCGTGGACTGGAGACGACATGAAGACCATAGACCGCGAGTGGCGCAAGTCCACCCGCAGCGCCAATCAAGCCAACTGTGTAGAGGTCCGAAGCACGCTGGATCGGGTGCGGGACAGCAAGAACCCAACCGGCCCGACGCTGGCCGTGAACGTGACCGGGCTGGTCGCGGCGATCCGGGACGGCCGGATCGGCTGATCTGAAGTCGACCTGAAGTGACGAGACCCCCCGGAGCCATGGCATCCGGGGGGTCTCGTTTTTGCGGCCCCTATTGGCGTAGGGAGTCCGCGTTCTGCCGCACACACTCCGGTCTGGCGAGACCGGCACCGCCGTACTCCACTCCAAGGAAACGAGGCTTTGTTGTGCGCAGCATCGCTAGCGTACCAGCCTATCCGTCCATCAGTGCGGGGATGTCCAGCGGCACATACGTGTCACCGCCGTAGGCGATCCGGTCGGCTCGGCAGGTGCACAGGTGCCAGGTGTGGTGCTCCTCGTCCGGCCAGCAGATGCCGCACGTCAGGTAACGGCGTTGCCCGTCCCACCCGTACGTGGAGCCTTTGGGCATGGGGTGGTGGCCGTTGGGGCAGGTGTCGGGGGCGATCTCGCGGAGCCCACCGGTGGCGGTGAGCTCGTAGCCGAGGTGCCCGTCAGTGTCCGGCAGACCGCCTACGCATCTCGAACTCATGTTCGAACGGTAGCTCACCGCCGCCTGGACCGCAGCCGCCTACGGAGCGCCGCGGCCAGTGGTGGCAGGGTGAGCGCGACCGCACAGGTGATGCCGACCGCGACCGCCCCGACCGTGGTCACCGGATCGCCCCGTCATCGCGGCACCGTGCCAGCGCCGGGTGATCGGCCGGCACGCCGTTCGCCACGGCCATGGCCCGGTAGGACGCGTACAGCTCCCGACCGCCGTCGGACACGGTGTCCGGGTCCACCGAGGACATCCGCATCCCGAGGTTGTGCGCCGAGCCAGCCAGGATGAACCCCGCGCACGTAGTTGGCACGTCCGCGCCGGACGTGTGGCAGCCGAAGGTGTGCGTCGCCAGGTCGTACGCCGTCCGGGCTGACTCAATGAACGCCTCGGGCGGGAACGCGCCGACCGGGCTGTCCTTCGCCCACGGGCAGGTGGCGCATGGCTTGCGCCGGTACCGTCGGTCCCCGGCCGGTGAGGCGACTTCGTAGACGCCCCACGTGTCGTCGGCCGGGCGGACGGACAGGATCTCGCTCACGGCGCCGTCTCCTCGCCTGCCTCAGCGAAGCCCACCGGGTCCGGCCCGGCATCCTGGTCAGCGCGCCACCTGGTGAAGTTGCGGGCATAGACCGTGCCATAACAGACACACGACACCAGAAACCCCCACTGTCGCGTCACGATCGCGTACGCCAGCCACAAGCCCTGCGCGCCGAGGCCGATGGCCCAGCCCAGCGCGCGTTTCCGGCCGGCGAAGTAGAGGCCGGTGACACCGACCACGGTGAGGAGCCAGGACCACCACATCAGGTGCCCTCCTCGTCTTCAGTTGAAGACCGACGCGCGGCGGCGTGTTTCCACGTCTCGACCTCGATACACGCCAGCCGGCCCAGCTCGTCCTTCTGCACGGAGATGCCGGGCGCGACTTCCTCCCAGTCCTCACTGCCGGACTCCCGGAAGGTGATGTGGATTTCCGGGATGATGTGGGACTCAGTGATCTTCGGGTGTGGCACGTACTCGGCTTCGAGCCG